TTTGCGGTCGCGTGTGAATAGTGACAGGATGTGGTTAATGATTTGCATGGGGGAAACTTAACACAAAGACGCGAGGTGTCAAATTTTATTTTCAGAATAAACTGCAATTTTCTTCTTGACAAATCAAACTGCAATTTTGTTATTGACAAATCAACAGTAGCAAATAGCAAAATAGCAAATAGCAAATCAGTTAATAGCTAATAGACTACATGGGCCGCTGTAAGTCATTGGTTTTGAATGAGTTACGGGCGGGGGCGGGGCCGCGCCCCGTAACTCGCTTGTTTTCAATGAGTTAGAAAGGCGATGGGGCGACTCAGAAGCCGCCATCGTAGCCCATCGTGTATTCGTTGTAGTCGTCTTCGGGGTGGTAGTTCCAATCCGAATCGTCGGGCTGGCGCTGGGCCTCAAGCTGGTCGAGGTGCGCGTGGTAGTCCGCGAGCGCAAGCTCGGCGGCTTCCGCAAGAGTGGCGGTGTATTCTTCGGGGGAAACTTCGGTGGCGTGGTAGGTGTTGGACATGGGAGTAGATTAATGGATTTTAAGAGAAACGCAAGAAAAACTTTTTATTTTCCGTGAAAAATTTTCAGATTTTCAACTCGGCTCGATGCAACCGTGCAGCGGTCGCCGCAGTATGGGTCGCGGTAAATGATAATGAACGCGCCGTCGAGAGTGTCGCGGTCGGTGACGCTTCCAGTCAGATTCATTCCGCAATAGGTGAATTGAACAAGAGTGTTGATGCGAGGGCGGGTGGTGGTGGTCGTGTTGGACATGTAAGAAAGTTATCACAATTCGCTCGAAACGCAACAAAAAAAATCATTTTTTATGAGAAAAAAAGTTTCACAAAACCGCATTTTTTTCTTGACAGTTACGGCTGGCGGCGGGGCCGCGCCCCGTAACTCGCTGGGTTTCAACGAGTTACGACTTGTCAAGCTTAATCTTCTGGATGCGCCACTCTGCAGTACTCGGAAACGCCAGCATCGTATCCCAAACGATACACATGCCTTTCCGTGTCATCCTTAAAAGGGTTATTGTCAACACCTTCTTTTAGTCCATGTATGTATCCAAGATGTCTCGCCCTTTCCAGTTTATCTTCTTTTCCAACTTTTCGGGAAATGTATTCTAAATGTATCATAACAATAGAAAACCAAAGAATGATTGCTCCGAAGATATAAGTAGAGTAAAGAGCAAGTTCGTTTTGTCCTCCAGCATAAAGAGCAATCGGCATAGCAGATGCAAAGATGATAACTAAAAGAATTTCAGCAAGGATGATGATATATGATTTCATTTTTTTTGTTTTGTGTTTGAGTGGTCTCACCCGCGAGGAGTCGAACCTCGTCCACCCAGCCTATTCGCTCAAGTACTTGTACCTCGTCAAGCGTTAGTGCTGGCGTACCGATCTATCGGGTGACAGAAAGAGTTTTTAGTTATGCGTTGCGTCTGTCAATGTGGTTTTTAAACTTATTTCGCAGAAGATCGGCGCTTTGTTTTCTGTCAACAAAAACGCTAGCGGCCTCGCGTCCATCGCTGAAAACCAAAAGTGGGCGAGGATGCTTCATGAACTTGTGGATCTTAAGATCAAACAAGGGTGTGCGGTAGGTGGTGGCGAATGCGTTGCGTGTTATGGTGTATTTCATGGCGGGGAAAGAGTAAGATTTTTTTTCGAGATTATCAACTTATTTTTTCATTTCGATGAAAATTCTTTTAGGAATAAACCAGAGACTTGGGGCAACCATCATTGCAAGGAAACTATTTTGCAACCAAGCAGGGCATTCAATGAGGAAAAGTCCAGAGCCGCAAAGGATGGAGCAGGAAAGAAGGAAGAGGCTTTCGAGTATTGCGTTTTTCATGGCGGGAGAAAGATAAAGTTTTTGGGGCGGGTTGTCAATTTTTATTTCTGCAAGATTCTTTTTTTTGTTTTTTCTTTTTGTCTACAAAGCGAATCGTTGCAGGGGCAAAGCGGATGCGAGGCTTTGCGGGTTGGATGGTGATGGTGATGGTTTTCATGCTTCTGTCAAATTCTTTTCTTCCAGTATTGCTTCAAGAGAAGAAATTTCTTCTTCGATTCTTTCGCAACCTTCCCAATCGGAGAAGTCTTCGCAAAGTTCAAGTTGCTTGCGGAGGTTGTCGATGGCGATGATGAGTGATGTGGTAGACATGAGAGAAAGATAGTTGATTGGATGATTTAAGCAAGAAAAAAGTTTACTTATTTTTCTTCCTGCTCTTCTTCGCCCAACCAACCGAACAAGCCAAAGTCTTCGCTGTCGCTGAAAGATGGGCGATCATTCAAGCCGAAAGTTCCGTTGTGGTTTTCTGTGTCGGGGGTGGTGTTGCTGTCAGTCATGCAAGAAAGTTATCACATCCCCGCGATATCGCAAGAAAAATTTTCACTTTTTGCAGAAAAAAAAACTTTCAGAAAATTGCATTTTTTTCTTGACAGTTACGGGCGGCGGCGGGGCCGCGCCCCGTAACTCGCTCATTTTCAAGCGGTTATGACTTTTGGGTGTAGTCGCGCCCCCTACCACAGAGGCGCGACTTTTCACCCATGCCCGAAAAATTATTCTTGCAATGCGCTTTTGAAGCACCCTGCCCAAGTCAACGCGAGGCAAAGCCAAAAAACAATAAAGTTTAGATCGTGTGGTATGATGTCATACGCTTGCACAATCGAAAAAATTGCAATGTGTAAAGAAGAAAAGAAAAGACAAAGAACGGCGGATTTCATTTTTTTATTTTTTAGGGTTGACAAAGTGGGCCTTTTAGTGTGATGCCCAGCACCCTTCACCACTCACACCACGAGATCGATTCCCGCGAGGTGAAGGTTGCGATGCTTGCTTTCGCCGCCATCGTCAACATCCTTGGCAAGGATAGTGACATAACGACGACCCGATTTTTTGCCAATCGAAACATGATCGACTGCTTCAACTTTGAAGACGCGAACGCCATCATTTTTGATTTTGGAATCATTCGCAAAGTAGCGAACGGTTTTGCCGACGAGTGCGTTTGCGATTTCAAGTGCGGATGCTTGGTAGTTTATGTTCATGGTGTGCTTTGTTTTGTTTATTGTTGCGGGAGAAGTATGGCAGATTTTTCGGATTGTGTCAATTTATTTTTTTATTATCCGCGATTTTTTAAGCGGATGAAAACATCCTTGTTGTCTTCCATGATTTGGCTCAATTGTTGGAAGCAGTAGTCAAACCAGACTTGTTGAGTGATTTGGCCAGCTTGAACCTTGGCAAACATTTCTTTATATTCGGTGGTGTTCATGTCGGGGAAAGAGTAAGATTTTTTTTGTGTTGCGTCAACTTTTATTTTTCAAGAAGTGAAGAAAAGTATTCGGCGGCTTGTTCGGCTTGCCACTCATACATGGCTTGCGTTGCGGCTTCGTGAAATGCGGCGAGCAGTTCGACTGAATCGGTGTGGGTGAGTTGGTCAATGGACATGAGAGAAAGTTAGTTTATTTTGAGAGAATGGCAAGAAAAATTTTCAGATTTCTTCGATCAATTCGACTGGCAAGGGTTTTGTCATTTGCGTGGTTTGCTCATTGCTCACGCGCTCAACCCAGAAGAAGAAGCCATTCAAGATGCGGAAATTTTCGTTTGGCATGATCGTTTCGCCCTTGGTGATTTTGGTGGTGTGCTTGCTGTGCCAGTAAGCAACAGTAAAGTTTTTAGTGGCGCGGAACAAGGCGGCGGTGGTAGTGGTGTTGGTCATGAGAGAAAGTTAGCAGATTTTCGGAGTGTAGCAAGAAAAATTTTCGTTTTTTTTCAGCTTGGAAAGTGGTGAGCAGTTTTAAGAGATGCTCAACTCTCTAGAGTGATTTAGCGAGTACCCGAAGCTCGTGCGCAAAGAATAACCTCGGAACCGATAAAATGCAACATCTTTTTTCATTTTTTATTTTTTATTTTTCGCACTTTTTTCTTGACAGATTGATTATTTATGATAAAGAAGCGAAAAACATAACTCATTGATTTTCAACGAGTTACGGGGCGCGGCCCCGCCCCCGCCCGTAACTCACTCATTCTCAACGAGTTACAGAGGCAGTGGCAATGTAGTTATGCTATGCACAATGTGCCATACTACTACAAGCGTAGTAGTAAAGCACACGGCGCTTGCAACTATGTCATGCAGTTCTTCACTCATGCCGACATTCCTTCTTCTTCTAGAAATTCCATTGCGGCTTCTTGTGCGTAGTCGAGAAGCTCACTCATGGGAGTCATGCTGTCCGCTTCTTCTATCATCTCTTCCAATGTATCCATGTGGTCACATAGAAGAGCGGTGTCGGGTAGATCATCGAGTGACAAGCCTGTGATGGCGTAGACTTGTGCGTTGATCATCTTTCGTGCTTTGTTTCGTGCGCTCATGTGTTAGTTATGTTTGATGTATGATTGAAGATGTGCGAGGCAGTAGCAGGTCGCGCCAAAGGTTAAGAAGCATACAGCGTCGAACACTTCGCTTCGTCCTCCGTAGATACAGAAGGCGCAAAGGCTAAAGACAGGCGACATGGTGACAATGGCAGAGCCAAGGATTGCTAGTGTGTGTTTCATTTTTTTTCTATGTGTTATGTTTACCAGACTTTGATGATTTCAATTTGATTTGAGCCAATGAATGCGCGATCTCCTGCAAGGTCACGATAGATGATGACAAAGCCGCCGTCGAGCGTGTTCCTATCGGTGACGCTACCGCAGAAGCGGCGACCTTCATAGCGAAAGTCTACGGTGGAGTTAATGCGTGGGCGGGTGGTGGTGGTCGTGTTGGACATGGGAGAAAGTTAGCAGATGAGAGAGGGAACGCAAGGAAAATTTTCACTTTTCCCATTTTATTTCGCGGCATTCTTCGATGAATGCTTGGGCGTTTTCACCCGTGCGGATTGCCAGTTGCTCAAAGCGTTGCGCGACTGCTTCGAGTTCGGCAAGAGCGGCAAGAGTTTCGGCGCTGTAGAGGTTGGCGAGTTCGTTTGACATGAGAGAAAGTTAGCAGATTTTGAGGTTAGAGCAAGGAAAAAGATTTTTTATTTTCAGAGGTCTTTGAATTGGATTCTCGTATCTTCCCAAGCGTTTCCGTTCCACTTTACCAGCACAACCCAAGGCTCATACCATTGTTCTTCTACAATGTCGGCAACCTTGAATTTGCCTTGCTTGGATTCGATTACATCACCGATGCGGAGGAGTTGGAGTTCGTTTGACATGTAAGAACATTACCAGATACCCCCCATATCACAAGAAAAAAAATCGTTTTTTTTCGAAAAGAATTTTGCGAGATTCTAAAGAAAACACTTGACACCCTCCCCCCATTTCTCAAAAAAACTGCGAGTCGTTTGCGTGGGAAAGGGCGGGGGGACACTTTCCTCAATCTCCCCTCTCCAAACCAACGTACCCCTCCCCCATTTGTCGAAAACGTTATCGGTCTATCTAAATTCACCAATACCAAACATAAAAAAAAATCCCAGACTGAAAAAGTGTAAGTACTTTTGTATGCCAGCGATTTCGCATCAAAATGTTCCTGTTTATTTGTCCACTGGTGGCGGTTTCACTCCAATACTCGCGCAGAATGTTTCAATCCAATATCAAAATAAACTAAGACCAAACAGAATATTAAATTCATCTCAATCAACTCAATTTGATAGATATGGCATTGATGGCTCAATGGATGCATCTATATCATTAGCATTTTATGCAGAGACTTCTGGTTCTGGGGCAAAGTATTGTTTAGAAACACTAACTGGGAATACTTCGGGTAATTTACTAATCGGTGGCGTTCCATTTAATGCTTGTTATTTAAACAGCGCTACAGTTAACATACAACCCTTTACGCCAGTCATCATTAACGCCGATTTTATTTGTCATGATCCAACCACAGGAAGTACTTGGGCAAAAACTATTGACGGTATAGATAGAACTATAACAGAAATACCCAATGTCTCAAATTATACTCAAAAAATAGTATATGGCCATTCTGTTTCTATTACAAATGGAACTAATCTTTCAGAATCATCAAGAGATTCAATTAGTTATTCTGTTTCATGTGGAAGAACTCCTAGATATACTATTGGAAGTATAAATACAGATAGAGTATTTTTAGATACATTAGAAAAAGAAATATCAATAAAATCAACAAACATAACTAAATTCATAAACTATACTGGTTATGATGATGCCATATCTATTCGTTTAAATGATGAAACAGGAAAAAATGCATTGTCTTCTGATATTCAATTCTCTGCCGCGAGAATATTGGGGCAATCACTAAGCGCTTCAGAAGGTGACACTTTAGTTGCAGAAATTAAAGCAAAAGAAGTTGTTTTATAATTAAAAATACTTCATTTAGTGTAAATACATTTGAATGCCAAAGAAAAAAGCCGACCTGTCGGGTTCTTTTGAGATTCGCCCTCAATTAGAACATAGTATCAAGCTTAAACAGCGCAAATTCAAGTTTACTCCAAAACAGCACATGTTTTTGGAGATGGTCTTAGACCCCCAAAACCCAATTATTTTTGTATCGGGGCCAGCGGGAAGTTCTAAAACATATATGTCATTATATGCGGCCATTCAAATGATGATTAAAGATAAAGAGCGCGAATTACTTTATGTTCGCAGTATTATCGAAAGTGCTGATCAAGGATTAGGTAGTCTACCTGGAGATGTTGCGGAAAAATTTGACCCATTTTTGATTCCTCTTTACGATAAGCTTGATGAAATCATCGTACCACAAGATGTAGTATGGTTAAAAGGTCAAGGTAAAATTGGCGCTATACCAATTAACTTTCTTCGTGGCGCAAACTGGACAGATAAGGTAGTTATCGCAGATGAAGCGCAAAACTTCACCTTTAAAGAGCTTACAACTTTAATCACTCGCGTTGGAGAAGGAACTAAACTTATTATTTGCGGCGATTTTATGCAAAGCGATATTAATGGTCGTTCTGGTTTTTCACCAATGTTTAGACTCTTTGATGATGATGAAAGTAAGTCTCGCGGCGTATGCACCTTCTGCTTTAATGAGTCAGATATTGTACGTAGTGAAATTTTGAAATTTTTAATCTCAAGATTACAAAAAGCAGAAAAAAATGTGTAAATAAAATTAGACAAGACCTGCCAAAGCGCACAGCTAAATGTAATTGCAAAAATAAGGGCGGTTGTATCTTGTCTACTTTTTGTCCCTAGAAGCCTAAGCCATGACTCAAAAAACCAAAGAAACAATTGCAGAGACAGCATCCGTATTAAAATGGATTTTACCAATTATTTTTGGCGTTGCTATTTTGTGGCTTAATAGTAGATACGCAACAGTTGATGCTTTTGATGGTTTAGAAAACAAAGTATTAACATTGGAAGTCTCAAATAAAGAAAATGAGGCCGATTTAAATAAAAAAATAGAAATAATTAATACTAAGCTTGAATATATATTAACGGACGTTAAAGAAATCAAAGCAAAAGTAAAATGAGTCAAATATTCTGTTCAAGCTGCGGAACCAAACATCAATATACATACTCTCAACCAAAATTCTGCTCCAACTGTGGTCAGTCTTTTGGTTCTTCTTTCTTGCCCCCAAAAAAGCAAGTAACAAGCGCTAAGTATGATATTGATGAAGAGGATGAAGAAGACGATGGTGAAAACACCAACGTTCAACATGTTCCTAATATTCGAAATCTACAAGTAGATATTGAACGTGAAGATGGTGTCAATCAATTTACTCTTGGTTCATTATTTGGGCAAGGTAATTCGGGTGTTTCAAGGAGGAGTCGCCGTTCTAAAACGGTAGATGATTTTATTAGCGAGAAATCTACCAGTGGGGAATAAAAAACATAAATATGAAGATTATTCCGATATCATTGATGCTACTATAAGAAAGTTTAGATCTAAGTGGCAGTTAAATGCAATCAATTGGTTTGACTTTTCTGATGTAGAGCAGGTTATTAAAATTCACATCCACAAAAAGTGGGATATGTGGGATCAATCTCTTCCACTTGAACCTTGGATAGCTCGCATAGCTTCCAATCAAATTAAAAATATAATTAGAAACAATTATACTAATTATGTCAAGCCTTGTATGCAATGCAAGTTCAATATGGGTGACAATCTTTGTTCTTGGACTAGAAGTGGTAGTCAAAATTTAACTTGCGGCATGTATGCTAAATGGTCAAAGCAAAAGAAAGCGGGGTATGGAATTAAGTTACCCCTTGCTTTGGAGAATCATATAAAAGAAATAGATTCAAGACCAGACACAACTATTCATTTTGATTCGGCAATAGAAAAATTAAATGAATTATTAAAGACAAAATTAAGCGAAGAACATTATACTGTTTATATAATGTTATTTTTCGAAGAAAAGCCTGAAGAAGAAGTCGCTAAATTCATGGGTTATAAAACAAATGAAAAAAACAGAAAAGCTGGATATAAACAAATAAAAAATCTTAAAAAAATGCTCAGAGAAAAAGCTGAAGAAATAATTAGAGATAACGATATTATATTAGACTAACAATGTTAACTGAATTACAAAAACAACAAGTTATTGATACATATAGATCTACTTCTGATTTGAATGAGATCACTCGTCGCGTTTTCGATAACCCAGACATTGATGGTAGAAGTAAAGAAGGACGCTTGATCAGACAATTCATGATTGAGAATCAACTTAAATTCAAAACAGCTAGAAGAGAGAAGAAAGAAGGAATTGAATTTACTCAAGAACAAATTGATTTTATTATTAAACAAGGTAATGATGGATTATCTTCTTTAAAGATTGCTGAAATCGTCTTTCCAAAGAAAGAGGTGAAGCCTCTTTCTCTTGAGCAACGAGCCGTTCTTGAAATTCTCAGAGAAGCTAACCCAGACTATACTCCATCCCAAGATGTTGATGCCTCTTTAAGCAGTTATGTAGCACCTAAGTCTACTGGGCGCATCGTAAAAAAGATCAACGATGCTACTGGATTGTCTTTGGAGGAAGAGAAATTAAATAGGCAACATAAAAACTGTGTTGATAAATTGGGGGTAAATCTCAATAATTCTAGATTTGTTAAAATTGTTAATAATTACACATCTAAAGATGATCGTGAGTTATTTGAACAAGAGTTTATTCGTTTAACTTGGGACAAGCCAGATTTAACTGCAGATGAACTCAACTTATACATGAACGTTTGTAAAGAAGTCATTAATTTAGAAGTTGTTAGTAAACATTTAAATAAGCTTAATGATTTATTTGATATTGCTAATGACCAAGAAGAAATGAGTATAAGACTTGCGGAAATTATTAAAGCTAAAAGTTCTGAATATCATCAATGCGAAGGTAGAATAGAAAATCTTACAAAAAAACTGCAAGGAGATCGTTCTGAACGAATGAAGAATAAACATAAGGAAAATGCATCTATTCTTTCTTTGGTTCAATTCTTCCAAGATGAAGAAGAACGAAAAAATATGGTAAGAATGGCTGAGATGCAAAAAGAAGTCATTCAACAAGAAGCTCACAGACTTGAAGGTATGGCCGAATGGAAGGCAAGAGTTTTAGGTATTTCTCAAGAAGATGTCATTTAAGTGTAAAGAGTGCGGACAGGAGTTTCCTGCCCTAAAAAGCCTTCATACGCATATCAAAAAGCACGATATGTTGTTGGGTGAGTATTATGTAAAAAATTATCAGCGTAGAAATAAATTAACTGGCGATTTAATGCAGTTTAAAAACTACGACGAATACTTTGAAAAAGATTTTAGCAATCGTGATCAATTATTAAAATGGTGTGATTCTGCTTCATTTTCAGAAGCTTCTGATTATGTGATTAAAGTTTTAAAAGATCGCATACAAAAAAAAGAATTAAAATATGCTCCAAATTCGATTGAATTATACACTAATCAATTACCATCAATAGATGTTTATAAAAAATTCTATGGCAGTTATACTGATGCTTGTAAAAAATGTTTAGTAGAGCCAATGTTTGGTGGCAAATTTCCAAAAGAATTTCATAACGATTATTCAAAAATTAAAATTTTTGTAGATACAAGAGAGCAAAAACCTCTTCCCTTTAAGAATTTTGAAAAATTAAAATTAGATGTCGGTGACTATGCTGTTGGTGGTGAACACTATAGCTATACTTATGTTGATAGAAAATCTTATGATGACTTTTGTAACACAATGGGTAGCGGATATGAAAGATTTCGTAGGGAACTTGAAAGATGTAGAAGTCTTGGTTCTTATTTATTTATTGTCGTAGAAACAGATTTATATAAAATGGAAAAAAAGAATATCTTTTCTCCACAAAAAGTAAATTTAAAATATGTTTTTCATAATATGAGAACAATACAACATGACTTTAGAGATTGTTGTCAGTTTGTATTTAGCGGAAATAGAGGTAATAGCACACTCCTTATTCCAAAGCTTTTGGTTTTAGGCAAGAAAGTTTGGAATACAGATATCCAGTATTTTCTAGATTCTGGAGTAATGAATTATTTTGAAAGGAAGCAGTCATGAGTTGGGAAACTGGCAATCAAAAATTAAATAAAAAATTTAAAAATATTAATCAAGAAATTCTTGATACAAACGGTTTTATTGATGAAAGAAAAGCTAAAATTTTATTATATAAATTTTTAAAAGAAAACCCATCTTTCTCTTCTGAATTAATTACTGGCGTTTCGCTATTTCCATTCCAGCACATGGCAATTAAAGCAATGATGGAAACTGATTACTTTTTGGGGATATGGTGTTTAGAAGAAAATGAATATGTCTTATCAAAAAATGGATTTAAAAAAATTAAAGAGATCCAAATTGGAGATTATGTCAGATCAAGAAATGAAATTAATCTTGTTTCAGATAAAAAAGAAAATCCAGAAGAACAAGGTTTAGATATAAAACTACAATCTGGCGATAGTTTTAAAGCAAAAATCGGTCATAAAGTTTTAGTTTATGATGATGGCAAGTTTGTTTTTAAAGAAATTGAAAATTTAAAAATTGGAGATTCTATTCCAATTAAAATAGCTACTGAAATATGGGGCGATAAAGATATAACTGAAGGATCTAAAGTAAACCGCTCTCCATATTTATTTTATTTACTTGGCTATGTTTTAGGAGATGGATGGGTTAATCAAGATGGAATTCATTATTGTTCTGAACATTTTGAAGTACAAGAGACTTGCTTAAAGTTTTTAAGAGATAATGATTTAAAAAGTTACGCAAGACAAAGAACAAAAAATTTAAGTTTTTATGAATATTCAATATTTAATAGAGAGATTGTTTCTTGGTTAGAAAGTATAGGTTGGGATAGATCTTTAAAATCAAAAGATAAAGTTATCTGTGATTCCATTTTACAATGTTCTAGAAATGAATTATGCGCACTAATTGGGGGATTGTTTGATGCTGATGGCTATGCTTCATATTTATCTACTAGCAGTAAAGTTGGTTTAAAAAATACTTCATTACAACTTCTTAGACAGATTAAAATGATTTTAAATAATCTTGGAATAATATCTAATTTAAGAAAATCGGGTGAGCATAAAGGAGTCTCATATTATGATTTAGTTATATCAAATGATGTTAATTCTTTGAGAGAGTTTCAAAATTCAATAGACTTTCAAGTTTTTCACAAGAAAAGCAATTTGGAAAAAATTATTAATAGATCAAAAAATAAAAATTATCAAAACAACTTAATACCAAATTTTTGCGAAATTATTAAAAAAGACGGCTCAAAAGAAAAAGTAACTGGTAAAAGAGGATCTTGGGGTAAGGGTTTTTCTCAAAATAATTTTGATTCACTTATAAATATTTCTGATAATACTCGTCAAATTATTGATAGTATTAAAAATGAAAACGTTGTATTTTCGCCAATTAAATCAATAGATAATTGTCTTGTTAAATCTATAGATATTACTGTAGAAAATGAGGAGTGTTATGTTGGTAGTGGTTTTGTTCATCATAATTCTCGCGGTATGAGTAAATCTTTCTCTACTGCAATTTTTGCTATTTTAGACGCAATTTTAAATCAAGGAGTTCATATTGGAATTATTAGTAAATCATTCAGGCAGTCTAAAATGATTTTCCGTAAGATTGAGGAAATATCTCGCAGTCCAAAGGCTGGATTTTTATCACAATGTATTAATAGAATATCTAAGACAAACGATGAGTGGGTTATTGAGATCGGAAGAAGTAAGATTACAGCATTACCACTTGGTGATGGTGAAAAACTTCGCGGTTTCCGTTTCCAAAGGATGATTATCGATGAGCTTCTTTTGATGCCAGAGAAAATTTTAAATGAAGTTATTCTGCCATTCCTTTCTGTTGTAGAAAATCCAACTGAAAGACAAAAATTATATGATTTGGAAAGTACATTAATTAAACAAGGTAAAATGTCTGAAGAAGATCGTTATCGTTGGCCAAATAATAAAATTATTGGCCTGTCTTCAGCAAGTTATAAATTTGAATATCTTTATAAATTATATCAACAATATGAGTCATTGATTTTAAACAACGCCGAAAAAGATAATGCTCATAGAGTAATTATGCATTTTAGTTATGACTGCGCTCCAGATCAGCTTTATGACCAGAACTTAATTAATCAAGCAAAAGCTACAATGAGTCAATCTCAATTTGATCGTGAGTTTGGTGCTGTATTTACTGACGATAGCTCTGGATACTTCAAGGTAAGTAAGATGGCGCTTTGTACTATACCAGATGGAGAAGGGCAAGCTGTTGAGGTTATAGGAGATCCTACAGCGCAATATATATTAGCATTTGACCCTTCTTGGTCAGAGAGTGATGGTTCCGACGACTTCTCTATGCAACTAATTAAAATTAATCCAGAAAAAAGAAATGGTGTAGTTGTCCACAGCTATGCACTTTCTGGAACAAATTTAAAAAAGCATATAGAATATATTCATTACTTAATTGCTCATTTTAATATTGTTTCAATTGTTGGAGACTATAACGGAGGTGTTCAATTCATTAATTCATGCAATGAAAGTGAAATATTTAAAAAGGCTGGTATTAAATTAGATATGTTTGATGCGGATTTTGATAATCCACAAGAATACGATAAAGCTCTTAGAGACGCAAGAAATCAATACAATATATCCACAAGAAAAATAGTTCACTTGAGGAAACCAAGTTCAGCTTGGATTAGATATGCTAACGAGTCATTACAGGCCGCATTCGACCATAAAAGAATATGGTTCGCTGGCGCAGCAATGGATGAAGCTTATAATAAACAAAGGTTAGCTAATATCCCAATTCAAACATTAAAATTTTCTAGACATGATGATGAAAAAGAATCTGGCGCTAGACAAATTGATTTTATTGAACAATTAAAAGACAATGTTGAACTTATTAAAGTACAATGCGCACTTATTCAAGTGAACACGTCAGCTCAAGGAACTCAGAGTTTCGATCTCCCATTAAATTTGAAAAAACAAAGAGGGGCAGATAAAGCTCGAAAAGACTCGTATTCCACATTAGTTTTAGGAAATTGGATGATGCAAACATATTTTGACATGATTAATCTTCAAGAGCAAAATGTCCAAGCCACATTCACACCAATGTTTATTAATTGACTTTTAAAGTTAACTTTTTAACATTTCTGTGTAAAATAGTAAAAGTATGAGCGGCTCAAAAAGACATTATAATAAAAAGTCAGATTATTGGACAAAATTTAATAAAGTACAAGATCCAATAAGTCAACAACAAATAGAAGGTTATGAGCCGCAATTATGTGGAGAGCCATTTTATGTATCTAATGCCACATCAAGCACTAAAGAATTAATTTTCAGCAAAGCTTCATATTCTCGCAGGAATGGAGAAAGTCCTACTGGGTCTAGGAAAAATGTAGCCGCGATGACTTCAACCACAGATAGGTTTGGAAGCATTAGAAATGGGTTGCTTCCATATAACTACGCCATGGATGGTGTTAACGTTCGTGAAGCTATTGAGCTTTGCCAAAAAGCCTATGCTAATGTTTCAGTATTCAGGAATGCTATAGACATTATGTCTGAATTTGCCAATACAGAAATTTATCTTGAAGGTGGTACTCAAAAAAGTAGAGATTTTTTTACAGAATGGTTTAAAAAGATTAAATTATGGAATCTTAGAGATCAATATTTTAGAGAATATTATAGAAGTGGTAATGTATTTTTATATAGAGTAGATGGCAAGTTTAAAGCAGATGATTTTGCTAAATTAGTTAGCCAAATAGGAGTTTTGGGAGATAATAAAATACCTCTTAAGTATATTGTTCTTAATCCATTTGATATTGTGGCAAAAAGAAGTTCTACTTTTGCTACAGGAGCATATGAGAAAATTTTATCTGAATATGAGTTAGCAAGACTTCAAAATCCAATCACAGAAGAGGATAAAGAAATTTTAGATGCGATGCCATCTGCCGTCAAAAAAGATATTAAAAAGGGTGCGTACTATACAGATGGATTAAAAATAGAGCTTGATCCTAAAAAGTTAACTTACTCATTTTATAAAAAACAAGACTACGAACCATTTGCTGTTCCTTTTGGATATCCAGTTCTTGAGGATATCAATGCTAAAATGGAATTGAAGAAAATGGATCAAGCCATTACCCGTACAGTAGAAAATGTTATTTTATTGATAACAATGGGAGCTGAACCAGAAAAAGGCGGTATTAATGCTCAAAATTTATCTGCCATGCAAAGTTTGTTTAAAAACGAAAGTGTTGGTAGAGTTTTAGTTTCTGATTATACAACAAAAGCAGAATTTGTTATTCCAGATTTAGGAAAGGTTTTAGGGTCTGAAAAATATCAAGTTTTAAATGAAGATATTAAACAAGGTCTTCAAAATATAGTTATTGGTGAAGAGAAATATAGCGCAACAGAAGTTAAAGCTCAAATATTTGTTGACAGATTAAAAGAATCGAGAAACGCATTTTTAAATGATTTTCTTCAAGTTGAGATTAATAGAATTGCTAAGGAATTAGGATTTAGATCTTTCCCTACTGCAAAATTCCGTGATGTTGATATGAGAGACCAAACTCAACTCATGCGCATAACAACAAGACTTATGGAACTTGGAGTTCTTACTCCACAGCAAGGTATGGATATGTTCCACACAGGTCAATTTCCACAAGCAAAAGAAATATCTCCAGCGCAAAATACTTTCAATGAAGAAAGAAAAGAAGGTTATTATAATCCACTGGTTGGGGGAGTTCCTTTGATTGCGCCAGGTGGAGATGGACAAGAACAAGTTCAAAAAAATACCACTAATAAAGTTGCTGGTAGACCAGAAGGAACTACAGGAATTCCACTTGTTAAAGGAAACTATTCAGTTAAAGGAATTCAATCCACCGTTAAAAGAATAGAAAAAACTCGCGCTTCAATATCAAATTCTTTAAAGAAAAAACTTAATATTAAAAAGTTTAATGAGCAGCAAGAGGCTATGCTTAATAAATTATGTGAAGCTGTAGTTGTTTCCAATGAAATAGAAACTTGGGAATCGGTAGCGAATTCTTGTGTAAATAATTTTGATAATATAGCTTCGTTAAATACTATGCCAGATATTTTATCTATATTGGCAGAGCATCAATTAGAAGATGATTATTCAGCAGCAATTTTATATCACTCTAAAAAAATAAATGAAAATTAATCCAGAAGACATTAAAGTGCCACTTGAAAAAACAGTGGAAGTTAAAAACGGAGAAATGCAAATCTCTCTTTCAAAAATGGCAGATAAAAAAGCTGTTATGTATAAATCATTTATGAGTGCTTGCGCTTCGGATGATAAGGCTCTTGTTGATACAACCGATATGGACGATGAATCAACAATGAAAGCTTGTATGGTTCAATTTGATAAAATGCAAGCTATGCTCATGGAAGAAAGTGATTCTGGAGAATTAACACCAGAGCAAAAGAAACTTCCACCAGCGCTTCAGAAAAAAATCCTTGAAAAAATGGATAAATCTTCAGATCCAGCTTCTCATGAAAATGAAGAAACTGAAGAAGAGGAGGAAATGGAAGAAGGAGAAGATTAATTTTTAAATATGAAATATAAGTACACCACAAAATTTGAAGCCCCAATATATTCTTGCGTAATTGGTGATGAAACATTTATTTCTAAAGCGTCTTTAGAGAATTTAAAACCATTAATTCCACAAGATATAGATTTTTCAGAAAACATTGATTTACTTGGAGTTGCTTTTAATGCAGCCGTAGTGAATAAATTTAATAAAAATGATGACGGCATGGATTCTGAAACAGCCGCTAGAGTTGTTAAAAACTTTATCCATAAACCAACAAATATTGAACACGAAAAAAGTAAAATCGTGGGTCATATTGTATCTGCTGGTTTTAGCGAATATGGAAATGATAACAAAATGCTTTCAGTAGAAGAAATTAAAGATCGCGTAGATCCATTTAATATTTCACTTGGAGCGGTTGTTTATAAGTACGCTAATAAAGATTTTGCAAAATTAATAGAAAGATCTGTTGATTCTAACGACTCATTATATCAACATATATCTACAAGTTGGGAAGTTGGATTTAGTGATTATGTTATCGCTGTTGGTGGTAATGATCTTAAAGACACTGAGATTATAAAAAATCCAAAACACTTTGAAGAAATGAGAGCTAAACTTAGAGCTTATGGTGGTTCTGGAAAATTAGATGATGGTTCTAAAGTTTATAGATTATTAAGAGGTGATATATATCCCCTTGGAATTGGATTTACAACCACTCCAGCTGCAGATGTTAAAGGGCTTTATTCTTCACAAGATGAATCTTCAAATGTAGAAATAAAAGATAAAAGAGATAAAAAAACATATTTTCAGATCAAAAAACCTGAATTAACTGAAAAAGTTGAGTCAAAAATTTCACAATATAAAAATATTAATGTAAAAAACAAAAAAGAAATCATTATGGATATTGAACAAGTACTTTCCGAATTGAAGGATCTTCTCGTTGAAAAGAAATTTTCTGAAGAAGCTGTTGCTAATATGACCAGCACATTTGCTGACGCTATTAAGCAAAAAGATACAGAATACCGCGAATCTCTTACTAAGGCTGATGAAGAAAAAGAAGCTTTAGCAAAAGAAAGAGAAGAACTCAAGGCTTCCATGGAAGAAATTCGTAAGCAACTTGCTGACGCAAGTGAAAAGCTTACTGAGTTTGAAGCTTCCAAAAAAGCTGATGAAGCACTTGCTCGTTTCAACGCTCGCATGGAATCTGTTGACCAATCATACGATCTTGATGATGAAGATCGTCAACTTTTAGCTCAAGAGCTAAAAGAGCTTAGTGAAACAGAAGAAGCATTTGCTTCATTCCAAAACAAACTTTCCATCATGTGGAAACACAAGAATAAAGAAGCTAAAGCAGCTATCGAAAAATCAATCCAAGATAAGATTGATGAAGAAGTTGCTAAGAAGCTTGCTAAAATGCAAGAATCAAAAGCTTCTGTAGAACCTGAATCAGAAGAAGAAGTAATCAAAGAGGCTATCGAAAACTCAGAAGTTTCAGAAGCTGGTATTTCCAGTTCAAATGAAGAGTCTTCGCGCCAACCTGCTTCTTTGCGTGATAAGTTTGCAGCAGCTTTCAATCGTGAAAATATCATCATTTCCTAATAAAAAAACAATCTAACAAAGAAAAAAATATATGGCACTTAGAACATTACCATTCAGACAATACGACGAAAACGATGTCATTAACATGTTCGCTCTTAGCGATACTTTTGTTAATGAAAACGTAACTGGTTCAAGTTTCGGAGATGCTGGCGTTTTTGTAACAACAGACGTTGGCAATCTTAATCTTGATGCAATTACTTATGATAGCACATACAGTTCCTATCTTGGTAACACCAATTATCCATTCGTTGGAGTTAATCAATATCCAAGAGTCAGCCTTACAGTCAGGCCAGCCGTTTCAGGCACAGCTTGCTTTGGCATGACACTTCGTCAAACCGCAAGATTCGATGAAAACGGAGAAAAGCTTCTCTATTACCCACAAAAAGCTGAAGAGCTTATGTGCGTACTTCCAGGGCAAGCCGTTCCAGTTGCTACTCGCGGAGTATTCACTTTAACAAGTACAGCTTATGATGGCGCACTCGCAGTTGGCAGTGGCGTAAGACTTTCCACAACAAGTGGTAAACTCACAGGTTGTTCAGTTGTAGACGCATCAAGAGTTGGACTCGTTATCGCTACTGGCTCACGTGTTGCATCTACAGCAATCGATCAATTCGCAGGTGCTGCTGGATCAACAGGAAGCTATGCAATCATTGGTCTTGGCTTATAATTTAACCCCTTAATAACAGAAAAAAATATGAAAATTACTTTAAAAAGAACTCCAGAACAAGTTGAGTTAATTAAGGCTATGGCTTCAAAGAACCGTGCGGTTGCAGTTGAAGCTCAGGTTGCGCTTGCTGAATTCATCGGACCAGTATTGGCTGAAGTCATCAACAACGCTCCAACCCTTAGTAACTTATTCACGAGTCTTCAGTTTAATGCTGATGACAATCCAAGTATTCCGCTTGATCTCTATTATGACATCACAGCTGAAGATTATATCACCGTTTACAGCCAAAGCGTAGCTGGTGGTCTTCCACAGAACCAAGTTCTTCCAACTGTTTCTGAAATGAAGATTGCTACATATAGCCTTGACTCAGCACTTAGCTTTGATAAGCGTTATGCTGCTAAGAGCCGCATGGATGTAGTTAGCAAGACCTTTACTCGTATGGCTCAAGAAATCCTTCTTAAGCAAGAGAAGACTTCTGCTAACCTTATCCTCAGCGCACTTGCCGCTGCTCAAACAAATGGTAAGCAACACGTACAACGCGCCAATACAAATGGCCGTTTCCTTCTTGCTGACCTTAACGAACTCTTCACCCTTTCCAAGAGAATCAACACCTCATGGCTCAAAGGAACTCCAGAAGCACGTGGTGGACGTGGTATCACTGACCTCATTGTTTCTCCAGAAGTTGTTCAAGAGCTTCGTGCAATGGCTTATAACCCAATCAACACCGTTGGAACAAAGACTGATATCCCAGCTACCGACGAAATGAGAACAGCTGTTTATAACAACGCAGGTATCCCTGAGTTTTATGGAGTTGCTATCATGGAAATCAATGAGCTTGGCCGTGGTCAGCGTTTCAACACAATCTTTGATAACGTTTCTTCACAAAGCTATACAACCGCCGCTGGTGGTAATCCTGGCGCATTCAATGGCGCTAATGAAGAAATCATCATTGGTCTTGATCGTGGACGCGAGTCACTTATCCGTGCAGTTGCCGTTGATTCTGAGAATGGTTCTGAATTCAGCCTCACAGCTGATGATCAGTACAGCATCCGTCAGAACAAGATCGGTTACTTTGGTTCACTTGAAGAAGGACGTATGGTTCTTGACAATCGCGCCCTCGTTGGTAAGATTGTTTCTGGCCTCGCCTAATTCGATCTATAAATTTAAGAGTCACCCCGAAAGGGGTGGCTCTTTTTTTTTGTTTAAATTTCAGTTATTATAAGTATAATATAATATGGCTAGAAAAAAGAAAATTGAAATTACTAATGGTTTAGAGCAAGTTAATAATGTTGCTATTGGTTCAACACAAAAGAAAACCTTAGTGCAGGAAATTGATGAAATGAGAGCTTCTGGTCAAGTAGGAACTCCAGAATTTGTTACTAAAATGAGAGAACTTGAAGTTTTACTTGGCGTATCTGAAATCAGTCCATTTGGAACAAATGAATTAGAGGTTTTTGAAGAGAATTTAAAGCAAATGTCTCTATCTGAGATGCAAAAAGTTGCTCAGAAAGTTGGTCTTAATCCATTTCATGACCAAGTGACATTAAAGAATATTCTTATAAAAGAATTTAAAGCCTCGACGCGCAATAGTCGTAGAAATATTATGCCCACTATGATGGAGAGCTTTAAAATTGATCCAAATAATCCAAAACATAAACAATTACTTAAAATACTTAATGATATTTAAGTGTAATATATAGTATGAGTGTAATTGCGGATTTATCTTTAAAAATATTTCAGACAGAATTTGATAGTGATACTGGCATCATGCCACGCTCTCATATTTCAGGATGGTTAGATGCTAACCTTGGACAGTTAAATACTTTATTAAATACTTCTTATAATGGTTCAAATGCTGAACTTGATCTAGAGTCGCAAGCTATCTATAAGGAGTTATATTTGGCTAGTTACTACAGAAAGCAGTCTAGAAATGCATTAAGAGGGTTAGTCGAGTCTAACGGCGGTGGAGGTGATATATTAAGCCTTAGAGATGGCAATAGCGCCGTGACATTCACTAATAAGAATGAAGTGGCGAAGGTCTACAAGAGTATGGCTGACGATTCAGAGTTGCGTTTAAACCAACTTGTGGCTAAATATAATATATATCAATCGCAGCCTTTACAGTTGGGCGGTATTGAAACTAACTTAGATATTTATTATTGATTTTTTTATTTAAATTTATATATAAAAAAAGAGGCTGATTTCTCAGCCTCTTTTTATTTATTTGGTTTTTGGTTTAAGTTAATATTAACTATAGACTGTCGTTCCACTATAGCTACCACTCATTTGAATACCATTAACTGTATCATTAGCGCCACCAATTTGAGTGGTGAATGTTAAATCAATTGTTTTATTTGCTCCAATCGAACTTGAATAACCAACTGAATCAAGTTGAGAATTTTTCATTATATATCTTACAGCAGGTACACTTGTTGATCCTATTGTAGTAGGTTTATTAATAGTGATTGTAATGTCGCCTTTAGGATTATTATTGATTAAATCAATAAGACTTCCACTACTAAGGTCATTTTGAACACCATTAACACTAAGAGTAGCGTTAATTGGGAAATCAACAGTACGAGCAAATGCATATCTAGAACCAAGTCTTTCAATTGGAGTACGTCCAAGAGGAAGTGAAAGGCTTGCACTTTGTATATGAATACCACTGGCATTCGCCTGACTTAATTCTGCAAAACCACCAATACCAGTTGCTCCAGTAAAATTACCAAATGATATAGTTACATCTCCTGGGCGTAATGCGCTGACAATTGTAGAACCAGTTTGACTATTTGGTTGTGCAAGTTGAATTCGATTATCGAGTTTTGTTCCACTAGCTAGATTGATTCCTGCAGATTGACCGCTATTTCCAGAAGTAAAGGTGAATGCATTCATATTACTACCTTCAAATGAAACTGAAACAGTAGGAATGTTTCCAACTGACAAATCAACAGTATAGTCAGTAAGATAAGCATTACCAATACCAATTGCAGACTTACCAGAAAGAGCATTAGCAACACTTCCAGCAAGTCCAGTTTCAGCATTTAAATCAAAACCTTCTGAAGTTGTTACGATATAAAAGTTTTGACCGCTGTTTCCATCAACTAATTGACCAGATGGAAACTGACTTTGAGTTTGTGAAGCTCCAGTTGGAACATAAAATCCAAGAGCTGCTTCATTAGCTCCATCTGTTAAATAGTATGAAAAATCAAGTGAAACTGTTGGTGATTCAAGAGCGATTGAGTCAATACGAGCTAATTCTCCGAATTGATTAATATCTTGACGAGCGATATTGAAGTTGTAGTTTGCACTTTGCACTCTATCTAATTGATAGTGATGACCACTTGTTGTTGAGTTGGCTCCACTACTAACATAAAGCGCTTCCGATTGATAAATTACTCTGTTTCTAGGCATAATATTTAGTTTATTAGTTTTACATTTTAATCTTTAAAATGAGAAATTATTTTTAAGCTCTTGGATATCTTTGCTGATGTATTTCAAAATCAATAAATCCAACATATAAATCATTAGCTAAACTTTTGCGAGCTTTATCTGTAAGTTTAGATGTAATAACTTCATCAATAAAGAATAGTTGATTATTTTGATTTTGAACTTTTAATGTTTCATATGAATATGATCCATTTTTAAGATCTCCATATTCATTTAATGGATGTCCAGTAAAGGGAATGTTTGTGATTACTTCATTTTGTGAATCTGCAAAAATTGATAATGCTCCATCTAATTGATATGCATTTTCAGCCATAACAACGGCCTTCATAGATATTTTAGTAGTATCTTCCCCGCCAAAAGCAAATGGCTGATTGTTTATAGATTCGCTAGATAAGAATATAGCTGGAACTACTTGATCATAAGGCTGAACATAATTTTGAGCAGAACTAAAGATTCTTGGATTTGAGTTATATTTTTTGTCAACCAAAAGATCCTCTTCGCCTTCATTGGTAAAGTATATGTTAAAATCTTTTACTGCAAAACTACCAGTTATATTGGCGGTATTAGCTACTCCACTAACTAAAGCTCTACCATTTTCAAAATCAAGCATCAAGTTATTACTACGAGAAGTGAATGTATTATTAATCCAAACTCCACTTGGAACATTAGCGCCAACAATTGAACTATCAGTAACCCATTGTTTATATGGGCTTCCAAAAGCTTTATATCTGCTATCAAGGCGATCATCCGAATAATAATAGAATTTGCCAGTTTGATTGGAATATGCTTGCCCTTTCTTTAGTAAGTAGTTATCAAACCAAAGAAAAAATGAAGTAGTTGCCCTATGTTGGAATTGTTCAATCATTTAAAAGTAGAAATTGTTTTTTATATTTTGCTAGTAATGAAGATATATAAGCGGTATTTTTAAATCTAACGCTATTGATACTTACACTTGTTTGGATAGCTTCGCCCGATCTACTTTGAGAACTTTTTTTAAACATATAAAAGCCAAGGCCAGATATTCCAGATTCTATCCCTCTAGCCCAACTTCTTCCAGATGCCCAAGGCATCGGTGTAACAGAAAATATGTCTTTTGGTTCGGGGAAATTAATAGAAAATTGATTTCCAGATTGAATATCTTTGATAAATCTTACTTCTATAGATTCTAATATATTTAAAATATCTTGTATTGGATCGTCTCCTTCATAAAAACCAATAAATGAAAATAAGTTACCTTTTCCATTTAAAGCACCACTAATGTTGGTTGCATTTGGTCCAGCTTTAATCTCTTGCGTAACTGGATGGTTTAAAAATTCTTGAATTAATTCGTTTTTAATTTTATTAAATCTATCTTGAACTATATCATTAAAATCTTTTCTCAATAATTTTGGAGATTGAGAATCAATTATTTTTTGGACATCTGCTGGAAGTCGCCTAGCCATTATTCATCAATTGGTGTTAAAAAGAATTCATAATATTGGTTTGAAAACAATCCCATTGGATTACCATCGCTTCTAATTGAAAAAGTTATGCCATCAAATTCTACTTTTCTAGCTTCTTTAATGTACTGGTAGCCTTCTGGATCTACAACAATTTTAACAGAACCTTGTGGCATTATAATTTTATTTTGAGAGCCTTTGTTGCTACTACTGTCTGCAAAATATTCTTCTTCTGATTTTAAATAATAAATTCTTGCCATAAATGTAGAGGATACTGTTTCATAGTCTATACTTGTGGCGGCTCCAGCATTTCCATAAATTGAATTATATTGTGGAGAACTGGATATAGCTATTTTTTTAGCATTCTTATATACTGTTATTTCTCTAGAAAATGTATCATGTAAATCAGCAAGGGCTGAGATCACTTTATTTTGTCTAGATAAATTAATTAAGCTTGGCATATTGAAATTTACACTTTTTTATTTATTATTTATTAAGGTATAAGGATGAATGCTAAAAATTCTTTAGAAAAAAAGTCAAAACAGTCAATTACAGCCATTTTTAAACAAATGTTAATGATGGTTGAAGATATGAAACAGGACCACGATTATCATTATAAAAAATTATATGATAATATTCCAGAAGAATATCACTCTGTAATTTCAACTGCAAATCATTTTGATGAATCGAAATTAGCTTATATTCGCAAAAGAATATTAGATCAGGGAAATGAGTGTTTAAGAACTTTTTCTGATGAAATTAATAATTATACTGTAAGTTTTGTTTTTAAATAATATAATAGAAAAATAATATGGAATTCAAAGAATTATATAGTTTCACAGTCGATAAGGAAGTAGAGAAAACAATTGAATCTACTAAAAAGGATAAAAAAACAGGTGAAGAAATCATTACTAAGAAAAAAGTAAAAGAAAAAACACCTGTTTCAATTCGTTTAAAAAGGCCATCTCGCAGAGAATTAGAAGAAGCTGAGTTAGAATTCAGTGTTGAAATGAGTCGCTGCGTTAAGAAGGGAATTTTAACAAAAGCCATGCTTGCTAAGAAGTATAGTGATACTGGTGGTTTGATGAGTGAAGATGACGCTGGTTCATTAGTTGATTCTTATAAAAAGATTTTTGATCTTCAAAATGAATATTCTCGTCTTGAGATTATTCAAGAAAAGTCTGATAAACAAAAAGAAAGAGTAGAAGAAATTACTAAGGAGCTTGCTTCAACCCGCCGTCAGATTGTTGAATTTGAATCTAACTATCAATCACTTTTTGATCATACCGCTGATGTAAAGGCTCAAAATCGTTTGATTTTATGGTATGTAATTATGCTTACTTATATTCAAGAAGAAGAAGATGAGAATCCAAAACCATTTTTTGGAACTGGAGATTTTGATCAAAGAATTGAAGAATATTATAAAAGAGAAGAATCTGATGATAGTCTTTACTTTTTAATTACTAAAAAGGCTGCAACTATTTTAGCTTTCTGGTTCTTTAACCAAGCTTCTGACAAAGAATCCTTTGACGGCTTAATGGAAAGAATTGAGAAAAATGAAGTGTGAGTGAAGAAGAATATATAGCCATTGTTGGTGAAATATTTGATGGGTATACTGAGTTTTACTTTAAAGGTGAACCAGTATACCTAAAACATTTTTCTATTAGAGATCAAAGGTATATACATAAGTATTATAATAAATATAAAAATCTTGCAATTAATAAAGGTATACCTACTGAAGAAGAAGCTTTAAATAATTTAAAAAAAGATGGTCTTTGGTCTAAAGATGATGATTTTAAAATTTCATCTCTTGAAGTGGAGTTGGATAATTTAAAAGATTCTTTATTGAATACAATTTTACCATCACAAAAAAAAGCTTTACAAGAAACAATTGCCGAAAGACATAAAGAATTAAATATTTTTAAAATTAAAAGAAAAGAAGTTGTTGGCACAACTGCTGAAGATTTTGCAAGTTCTAGATCTAATGAAGAGTTTATTAGATATATTTTATTTAAAGATCAAGATTTAAAAAAACACTTATTTACTGAAGAAGAATTTGGTGAATTAGATGATAAAGATATTACATCTTTAGTAAAACAAAATTCAAATTGTTCTAGTAGACTTAGTGAAGAACTTATTCAAGAAAGTGTTTTGAGGGATTTCTTTAACATGTATTTATCTCAAACAGAAGATGTTTCATCATTTTATGGCAAACCAATTATCCACCTTTCTGTTTATCAACTAAAACTAGCTTTATATGCTAGAGTATTTTATAACATATTCCAATACAATGATGACATTCCAAATGGAATTAAAAAAGACCCATCTGCTTTATTAAGATTTGCAGAAAGTAAACGCAGCGGTGGAAACAATAAAGTTTTATCAAAAATAAAAGATAAAGACTCTGGAGCAACAACTCTTTTTGGTGCAACAAAAGAAGACTTGCAAGAAGTAATACCAGACACACCAACTATTTCATTGTCTGATCATATTAAAAATAGTGGCGGCACTTTAAACATGGATGATATGATTAAATTAATGGGAGAATAGTATTTTTTATGTGTAAATATTCCTAAAGGATTAAGGAATGCCACTACAGATACCAGTAACCCAAACAGGATTAGAAGCGAGTATTCAACAGGCCATGAGAAATGCTGGGCGTAATACTCAGATTAATCTTGGAACGAATAGTCGCCAAATTAATGCTTTATCTCAACCTCTTGGTAGAATTACTGGTCAAGCTGATGAATTTACAAAATCAATGGAAGCTGCAAATGCTCGCGTGTTTGCTTTCGGCGCTTCAGTTGGTATTATTAATGGCGTAAGTAAAGCTTTTGGCGCTTTAGTCAGAAATACAATTGAGGTTGAGAAATCTCTTGTAGAAATTAATACAGTTTTAAATAGAAGCGGAGATGCGTTACAAGACTTTGGTAATAAACTTTTTGATGTAGCTAAAACTACTGGTCAAACTTTTGATACTGTTGCTAAAGGTGCGTTAGAACTTGCTAGACAAGGTTTAAACACAGAAGACACTTTAAAAAGAATTAATGACGCACTTATTCTTTCAAGACTTTCTGGTTTAGATGCTCAACAATCTGTTGAAGGTTTAACGGCGGCATTCAACTCGTTTAAAGAAACAGGAATTACCACATCTCAAATTTTAAATAAGCTAGTTGTCGTTTCTCAACAATATTCAGTTTCAGAAAGAGACTTAATTGAAGGTCTTAAAAGATCTGCATCTGTCGCTGATCAGGCTGGTGTTTCATTTGATGAGTTAGTTGGTATTATTACAACAGTTCAAGAAAGAACTGCTCGCGGTGGTGCTGTTATTGGTAACGCATTTAAAACAATTTTCGCTCGTATACAAGATACTGGAGCTTTACAAGATTTATCAAATTTAGGTATTCAAGTTACCGATTTAGAAGGTAAGGTTTTACCCGCTACAAGAATTTTACAAAACTTAGGTGCAGAGTTTAATAATTTAAGTCAACTAGAACAAGCAGATATCGCTAAAAAACTTGGTGGCGTTTATCAATTATCAAATTTATTAGCCGCTGTTAAAGATTTATCAAGTGAACAATCTAAATATAATGATATAGTTAAATTATCAGCTGACGCAACAAATGAGGCATATCAAAAAAATGCAGCATTAAATGAAACACTAGCTTCTTTAATTAATAAAGTCAATTTAAGCGCACAACAACTTGGGGCAACTCTTGGGGCTATTGGTATTACAGATAGTTTAAAAGGTTTATTAAGTTTCTTTAATAATGTTTTAGAGGATATACAAAAAATTCTTGGAGAGGAAAGCGCGTTAGGTACTTTTGTTCAAGGGTTAGCAAAAGGAATTGGAAATGTTCTAGCTGGTCCTGGTTTAGCATTATTTGGAGCAATTATTGCAAAACTTTCCAAAGATTTAATTGGTTTTGGTATTGAGAGTTTAAAAAGTTTCTTTAAAATTGGTCAATCTGCAAAAGAAATTGCAAGTGTTGAAAAAGCAATTGCTGCTGCTTTAGGTAGTAATTTAACTTTACAAAGACAACTTTTCGCTTTAGAAGGAAATCGCGCCGCCCAACTCAAGTTAATGACTGACGCTATTGTCCAGCAAGAAGCTGTAATGCGTAGAATGTCTGCTACAGCTGGATCATTAGCTGGATCGTTATATCAACAAGGAGTCAGATCAACTGGTGGTCAAGGATTGAGGGTTCCTCAGGCGGCTGGTGGTTATATGCCAGCAGTTTCTCAAGAATCTCGTGATATTAACCGTGGCGTTGGTGGAGCAAAAGCTGGAGATAAACCAGTAGTTATACCAAATTTTGCATTTGGTGGTGGCAAAAAAGGAACGATGGTCGCTCATACTGGTGAATATATTATTCCTAATTTTGCAGGAGGTGGTTCAGCTATCTTTAATAGAGATATGGTTAGATCAATGGGTCTTCCAGCTGGTGCTAAAAAGATTGGTGCTGCTGGAGGATTTATTCCTAATTTTGCAAAATTAAAAGAATTGCCGCAACAAGGGTATAGAGATTTTAACTGGGGCAGTTTTGAAGAAGCGTCAAAAGCGGCGAAAGATGGATTTGTTACTTACAATAATGCACAATATAGAATTAGTAAATCTCAATTTGATCGTGCTTTAGTAGTTACTGACAAACAAAAAAAAGTTATTGATGTTGCTTCTATATTAGGCGATGATTTACCAACTATTTTAACACCAAATCAAAGCGGTTTAAGTGCAATATATACTAAAAAGAATATATTTGGCAGCGGAAAAAATGCTGAATTTAAATTTGAATCATTTGGATTACAAGCTAATGGAAAACAGTCGATTAGAAATGATTTTGAAAGAAAATTTAATGAAGATACAATTAAAAATCTCGCCAATAAAACAGCCTTATCTTATGCAAGAAAAATAGTTTCTTCTTTAGATAGTAAAAATCCTATAGAGCCAGAAACATTAGAAGAGGTTGATAAAGTTAAAGGTTTTATTGGTTCTGTGATGGGTGCTTTTGGTGGTATTTTTGACGCAGCTGTTACTACTGGCATAAGAGCCGCATCAATAGATAATGATAAAAATATTGAAAATATTGGTGGGGATTTTGATGTTAACGCTAGGGGGGATGCGCGAGATAATATTATTAAATTATTTGGTCCAAATTCGATTCCAAATAATGGATTAGCAGATTTTAAAATTAATAAAGGTAAATATGCTGTTAAAAGCATGTCTGAGAAAATTTTAAATTCTCCACTTTTTGCTAATAAATTATCAAAAAGTATAGGTGTAGCTGAAGCGATTAATAAAGCTACTATAAAAGCAAGTAGAGGTTATATTCCTAACTTTGCAAAATACATTTATGATTCCGATAGGATTGCTCCAGACAAAGGGGCTACCTTAAAAGCAGTTCTTGCTTCTCAAGTTAAAAAGAATCTTATTATTGGTCCAGCAGGATCAGGCAAATCGACATTAGCTGGAAAAATGGGTAAATTTCTTTCTGGTGTTAGCGATGTAGCTAGTGCATCAGAAATTGATATTCTTTCTGGAGCTGCTCGTGCAAAAGGAGGCGGCATATCTAAAAATTTAGAAGCTATAATTTCAGCAGTAAATGCTTCTGGCGGTAAAGTATCTTATCTTTATGCAAAAAATCTTGATATCTTATCTAGAAGAGCTGGAAGAACGGTCGCAGAAGAAGGGGATTTAAGAAGTAAAAAACAATTAAAAGGAACAACTTATGCGCCATTAAATCAGTTTGATTTTATGGGTTATGTTAAATCAAAATCTCGTAATTTTAATTTGGTTAATGGCGCTAAAGGCTTTATTCCTAACTTTGCAGATCCACTTAAAGAGGCTATTGGCCGCGAAATGTCCGCTGGTGTTCCAGCTTCGCAAATTTATGTAGATCAAAATTCATCATTAAAGAACTCCATGAATCCAATGGGATTAATGGTTGCTAATCGCCGTGATGAACCAGCTGGCGGTATGCAGGGAATTAGTCGTGCCAGAAAAGAAGGCGCTAATCCAATGTTGTATGGTGCAGCTGGAGGGTTTGTTCCTAATTATGTAAACTCTGGACCAGGAACAATGATTGGCGCATCTGGAACTTCATCTGGAGTACCAAGAAATACGCCTACAACAACTACTAGTAGCGCCGATATAGAAAAACCAAAAAGAGATTTATTAGGTGTTATTTTTCTTGTTCAAACTGGATTAACTTTACTCACTGGCGCGACTAGTGATGCTACAAGTGGAGTTGGTAAATTTGCTAATGCTGTTGGTTCTATTGCATCAGCAGCTTCAACAGTCGCATTAGTTGGTCAAGGTCTATCAGGTTTAGCTAAAGAAGGGAGTATGGCATCTAAAGTGTTAGGTCAGGTAGGTATTTATGGTGCTATAGCTGCTGGTGCATTTGAAGCATTTAAACAATTTGCTTCTTATATGGATTCAACTAATCCAGCTATTAATAAAGCTTCAGAAGCAATGTATAGAGTTTCTGAAGCAGCTTCTAAAGCGGCTATCAATTTAAGTAATTTCAATCCAGCACAAAAAGAAAGAATAGAACAACGTAGGGAAGCTCTTCTTTCTGGGTCTAGAAAAATAAAAACTGGACAAATTTACCGTGGTCAAGAGGTAGAAAAATTAGCTGAATTTGAAGGAGTAAGCGATGTATTAGAAGAATCTTTCAACCAAACAATTGATCAAGCGCTGGCTGTTGGAGTTTCATATGGTAAAATGTGGAATATGGTGCGAGAGGCATCAAAATCTGGAAGTAAAGTTACTGCGGACGAAGTAAATAAAATTAGTCAAGAAATTGAAGGGTTGATTAAAATTGCTGCAAAATTCAAACCAGAAGATTTTCTTAATAAATTTGATTTAAAACCAGGAGAAGGCATGGGTCAAACCCTTATTGGTTTGAGTGACGAACTCTTAAAAACTTTTCTTACTGGTACTGGTGATGAATCAACAAAGGGTAATACAGATTATTTATTACAATATCGTAAAAAACTTACTGATGGTCTATCTGCCGTTGGGATAACAGAAGAAGAACCTCAAGTAAAGGCACTAGAGTTAATTGTTGATTTAATAAATCAAAAAGATAAAGCTGAAAAAGATGCTGCTCAAACAGCTAAAGAATCAATCTCCTCACAGGTCCAAGAAACTTTAAAATTAATTAGAGCGCAAGAACTCTTAAATGTAAGAAAATTTCAAGAAAAAGGCGCATTAAATCAAGCCGAAGTAAATAATCAAGAAAGAATTTTAGCAATTTCTTCTGATTTAACACTTTCACAAACACAAAGAGCTAAAAAATTAGCAGAACAAGAAAATACACAAGCAAGAATTACTGCAGAATTAGAAGCTCAATCACAAATTGCTGATAAGTTAGATGAATCACTCTCTGAAATTAGCAAAGGAGGTCTTCAATTTGGAGCTATTACAGATAAGAAGCAAATAGAAGAAGCTGTAAATAAGTCTAAAGAATTTGTAAATAACATATACAAAACACCAGGGGCAGCAGCAGCAATATCACAAGCATTAAAAGGTAATAATACAGAATTATCAAATTTAATAACAAGATCTACTGAATTAGGGGAAGAGTATAAAAATAATGAAGAATATATTAAATTAATGACTACAGCTATTCTTCAGTTTACCCAGGGAGAAAAGAATATTTTAAATCTTTTAGATCAAGAAGAATCAAGAAGAAATAAGCTCTATGATATATCTGTAAAAACAAAACAAAATGAAGAAGATAGAGCTGCAATAGTTGAAGGAATAAATTACAAATTAGAAAGTAAAGCTTCGGCGTTAGACTTTAGAGCTGGTACAATTTCAAGTGGACAATCAGTCAATCAAGCTAGAAAAGAACTTGAAACATCTGTTTATGAAAGAACATCATTAAGCACTACGGCAGAAGACTTCAAGAAAGGTCTTGATCAAATCAATCAAAAATATTTTGATTTAGAGATGGCTGCTGAACGTGAAAAAACAGCTCTTGAAATTAAATCCGAATTAACAAGAAGTTTAAAAGTAGATGAAAATTCTCTTAAGTTGGCTAGTGCGACAACAGCTTTAGATAACTTAAAAAGCACTACAGAAATAGCTATACAAGAATTGCAAAAATTACCAGAAAATATAGCGCAGAAAATGCAACAATTACAACCATCTGCAGCTCTAACGCCTGGAATTCCTGGGCAACCATCTGGTTCACAACAAAATCCTTTTACATTTACTCCATTACCTAATATTTCTAGCATTTCAAAAGCAGCCAATTCTAGTATAGTTAATATGGGTGCTGATATGGCTCGTCTTAATTCAAGATTTAGAAAAGATTTTGAAGCAATGGCGGCTGATTATGAATTACAGACTGGTGAGAAAATTCAGGTCACAGATGGTTATAGATCATTTGCATCACAAGTAGATGTTAAAAGAAGAAAACCAAATTTAGCGGCTACACCAGGAACATCAATGCATGGTTTTGGTTTAGCTATAGATGCAAGCTCTGATCAAATGGATAAAGCAGCAAGATTAGGCTTGTTGCAAAAACATGGATTTTATAGACCAATGATGGGGCAAGGAGGAGGTAAGTATGAACCGTGGCATATTGAATCATCAAATGTGGATAAAGCTTCATTAGCTGCCGCCAGAAGTAAAAGAGAATCTGGAACACAACTAGGAGATTATTATAATTATGCTTTTCGAGGTGCTGGTTTACCAATACCAGCGACAATGACTCAGCAAACTAAACAGGGAGCTGCTAAACAATTTGATTTATCAGAAAAAGCATATTCAGAAGCAGTAAAAATTGCAGCTTTAGATATAAGTAAAATAGGAGAAGCTGCTGAAAAAGCCGCGAAAGAATTTTTAGGTGCAGATGCTCCAGCGCAAGAAATTACAAAGTTTGCAACATCAATTAGACAAGCAGCTGAAGGATTTAAAAAATTAGGTGTAGATGAGGCTGCAAAAAAAGAAGCAAAAAGATTAGAGGATATAGCAGCTTTAAAAGCAATGCAACCTCAAACTTTCTCAAAGGGTTGGGCTGATGCTGTAACAAATATAAATAAGGATATTTCTAATTTTCAATATGAATTAGGGCAAGCAATACCAACTTCATTTTCCAATAATTTATCACAAGGTATACAAGATGCTGTTACTGGGGCTAAGAGTTTAGAGGATGCGTTGCTTTCAGCCGCATCAAGCTTTGTTCAAGAAATTCAAAGCATGGCTATAAAAAATCTTGCAAATACATTTACATCAAGTATTTTCTCAGGATTTTCTCAAGGCGGAGAGGTTAAAAAATATGCATCTGGTGGAATGATTAATGGTGGTTCTGGGAATAAAGATGATGTCCCAGCTATGCTAATGGGTGGGGAATATGTTGTTAAGAAAAAAGCTGTTCAAAAATATGGACAAGAATTTTTAAATGCTCTTAACAATGGATCTATACAAAAATATGCATCAGGAGGAGCGGTAACTGTTTCGGGAGGAAGATATGGATCAAATAGATCAGATGATGATTATTTAAGAGCGCAAAATTTAGTGGATGAAAGATCTTACGATCCAAATTTTTATCAAAAAACAATAGATGATAATAAAGACTTCCAAGATTTTAAATCTCAGGTAGGAGCTGGTGGAAGTTTTTATGCGCCAGGTACACAAACATATGCAACAATTAAAGGAAAAGAAAATTTATTATCTTACGCCACACAAGCTTATAGCAGCGGTTTATATGATAGAATGGTTTCTGGCAATAATTTCGCTTCAGTAGATTTAGAATCTGAAAGTTATAGATTAACAAATTACGGAAGATCAAGAACAGACGGTCTTCTTGGTGCTGAAAAGGGTGTCAAATCTCAAGCATTTGATTTATACTCTTCTCAATACCAACAAGAACAAGATAGATTAGAACAAATAGAAGCAATAGAAAAAGCTGCAGAAGAAGAAAAGAAAGCTATGTGGAAAAGTTTCTGGACTGGCATGGCAACAGCAGCTGTTACGTCTGTAGCGTCTGGTGTTGCTAAATCAGCTGCAAGTGGTTACAAAGCTGCAGGAAATAAATTAAGTGGCATATGGAGTGGTGGAACAATCACTGGAGCAGATGGGTCAGCTGTAAATGTTGGTGGATTAAAAAATTATTTTTCATCTGCTGGGCAATTTTTAACTGGCGATTTTAAAGGTGCATCATCAACTTATAAGCTTTCTCAAATTGGAAGCGGAGAAGCTTTAGCAGAGGCTTTTAAACAAAGTTCAGGATCAGAAAATAAAGAGTTTGCTAAATATTTAAGTTCAAATTATTCATACAAACCATCGGGTTCTGTTAATAATGTTACATCTAATATACCAGAAGTTTCACAAAAGACAAGCTGGTTCGATAATTTCTTTAAAAGAGCTACTGGTGGATCAATCCCACAAACAAGTGGAATAGATACTGTTCCAACAATGCTTTCTGGCGGTGAATTTATAATGAATCGCGCTGCATCTCAAAATATTGGTGCTGGTAATTTACAGTCATTAAATGCTGGTGCAGGTTCTCTTCCCACCGAAGAAAAAACAGAAGAACTTAATGATAGAATTATTTCAAAACTTGATGAGTTAATTGATAAAATTACTTCTGGTTCATTAGCTTCGATTACAATTAATGTTGACAGTGCTGGTAATTCTACAAAAGAATCAGATACATCAACAAGTGCTAATGAGGCATTAACAAAATTTGCACAGCAAATTAAAGAACAAGTAGTTAAAGTTATTCAACAAGAGCAAAGAGTTGGAGGGTTGTTATATTAAATATGTCATTTAATTCAATAAATAATAATGAGAATAAGTTTTATATTCAAAATCAAGAGATTTTGGGGATTGAGTCGATTGATATAAATTATTCAAATTCATATAATGTAAATAAAATTTTGGGATCAAGCAAAGGGGTAACAACAGTTAGCGCAAGTCCACAGCAAAAAATATCATTATCTAGATATTTAATTTATAATGATAACTTATTATCATATACTGGTAATTCTGCTATAAAAGGAAGTTTAAATTATGATGGAAGGTTTTATGGATTTAATAGCGGTTATTTAGATGAGTATATGGTTAATTGTGCTGTAGGCAATATACCTAAAGTAACAACAAATATAACTGTTTACGATGAAATGACAACTGGTAAAAATGCATATGGTACAGCGTCCGCGCCATTAATATATATACCAAGACAGGGAAATATAAGCATAACCTGTGATGGCTCTACAACTAATAGAATTGTTGGTTTTGATTATGCATTAAAAACTTATAGAAAACCTATATATACAATTGGATCTAAAATGCCAAGTGAAATATTATCAATGCCGATAATTGAATATGCAGCAACTGTTCAAATTGATGTTGATGATGCATTTTTACAAAGTGGATTTGCATTTTTATCAAATAGACAAAATAAAACTCTTTCTTTTTCTATAACATCTAGAGATAGTTTAGCTACTTTACAATCTTTAACCATACCTAATGCTTCTTTAGTTGGGGAGTCGTTATCAAGTTCTGCAGATGGAAATATAAAATTAACACTTAACTATATTGGACACTTATGAATTTTGTAAAAAATAGTATAAATTTTAATTTGGGGGGTAAATCTGTAAAAACAGAAAATGATGCAATTGCACCAAATGGAGTTAAAGAAGCAACCAGATTCTTTTCTCCAGCTAGTGTTAAGAGTACTACATTTGATACCCCATTAAATCCAATTACTTTTGTTACAGATAAAATATACTGTAGATCTATTTTTGTAAAACCAGTAAGCGATAACCCAGAGCCTAGATTACTTCCATTTATAATTGGTGGCGAGAATACTCAACATAGATTGGGGATTTTTAATCTTAAAACAAAAATTTTTACGTGGCAATATGCTCAAGCTGGTGAAGTTGGAACTATATTTCAAGCTAATTATAAAGAATACGATAATGGTTGGATGAGGGTTTGGTGGAATACTAAAAAAACACCAACAAATACTTTAGTTTTAAATAATTACCATATGGGGGGATATGGTGATGGTAATAATGGATCAATGTGGGTTTGGGGCGCTCAAGTTGAAGAAGTTACTAATTTATCTAGTGAACCAGGTGAATATGAGCAAACTGGAGGAGATTCGTTAATTTTTTATAATAGAGATAGTAATGTTATTGTTACAAATCCAATATCAAGTTTAATATATAAACCAACATATGGATCTAAAGTATTTTTTTCTTCTAATGTTAATAAATATGACACTCATGATAATTATATCAATATGATTCCCTTATCTATTAATAGTTTAATAGCAAAATTTGATTTAAAATTTGATTTAAATGAATTAGAAGCTCAACAGCTTGTAAATTTTATAGAAAATAAAAAAGGTGTTTATGATTTTTCTTTTAAAGATCCATCTAATATTTATAGATCAATAGATGGTTTTTGTACGCAATATGCAATTAATTTTATTAATAAAAATCATTATGAGGTTGCGTTGTCTTTAGATGTTGATCAAGCGTCATCAATTTTAAATTGGTATAATTCTTGTTTTGTAAATTATGATGAAAAATATTGGAGAAAAAATGTAAATTATAATAAATATGATATATTGTATTCCGAAAGTCGAAGTAATAAATCCAATCTCTTAAGATATAGTGAAAATTTTTCAGAACGAAAATATTGGGAGTTGGCAAATATAAATTTAATACACACGAGATTGGTATTAAATCCATTTGGTCAAGATTCGTGCTACAGAATAAACGCTGCATCAAATCGTTGGCACGGGTTTTATCCAGGCAAAGGTTTGGGTGCGGGGTTTAACTATAGTAATTTTTTTGAAAGAACTTCAAAATTTTCAGAAAAAATGACTTTTTCAATTTTTGTTCGCGCTGATGCCGCTTCTCCAAAATATAAATTTATGATAGGTTTGGAGTTCATGAAAACAGCAACAACAGACCAAACAATTAATCCAAGATCTTTTCATTATTGTTCGTTTAATTTACAAAATCAAACAATGTCTCGTCAGGGGGAGGGTGTTGTGGGTCAAATAACTCCATATGCAAACGGGTGGTTTAGATGTTCTATAACAGTTCTAATTAAAAACGATCATTATGTTCCAGTTTTTGTATTATTAGATAATGCTCCAGATTATTCGGGGAATTGGGACTATAATATTCCACCTAATGATGGTTTTATGTATATTTGGGGTGCGCAAGTACAAAATGGGGATTTATTAGATTATGTCAAAACAGAAGGATCTCCAAAGAGGCAAAATAGATTAAATAGTTTTTATTATTGTGGTTACAATCATAATTCAAAAGAAGGTATTGATACAGAGCCAGGAGATTCTATATCACCATGGAGACAAGATTTCTTTTTTGAGCCTGATCTAGCAATGCAGAATTCTGTCGATTTAAAAGTTGAAAAAATTAATTTTAAAAATTCATTTAGCCAAAGAATAAAAACTAAAAAAAATATAGCAACAACTGATTTCACATATAAATTTTCTAACATAACAACACAAAAAGCAAGGGCGATCTTGCATTTTTTAGAAAATAAAGGTGGTTATAGAAGATTTAGAGTAAATATGGATTCTGTTTACAATAAACCGAAAGTTTTTTACGCACCGTCTTGGAATCACACTTGGAAGTTTGAGGATTCACATGATATTGAAGTGCAATTAATTGAAGACCCATTGGGTGTAATACCTAAAGATTGATACCATGCCAAAACAAATATTAAAAAGTAATTCCGCATTTGTTGGTATTGGAAATCCATTATCAACATCAAAAACTAGACAGAGAACTAATATTTTAACTTATAGTGAAGATTTTACTCAATCAATTTGGTCAAAAGGTTCAGTCACGCCAACTCCTGGCGGGTTGTCTCCAGATGGCAAATCTAACGCCACTTTGCTTTCAGCAACAACCTCAAATTCAAATATTTCTCAACAATTTGCTGGTCTTGCAAATACTACTTATACATTTAGCGTATGGGTTAAAGCAGCAGCATCCCCAGCAACATTAACAATTAATTTATATAATAACGGCGGCTCTAATTCAATTGGTCATACTACTTTTACAACAACAAATACATGGCAAAGAGTTTCTGTTACTGCAACATATCCATCGAGTGTATCTCAAACAAGAGTGTATATTGGTGCAAATGCGACATTTGCCACACCAGAGTCTCTTTATGTATATGGAGCACAACTAGAAGCAGGTTCTTACTCAACAAACTATATAAAAACAACAACTGCCGCAGTTACGGTAACTGAAAATATTGATGAATTAAGATTATTTTCACTCACTCAAAATTGTAATTTTGGAGTAGCAAATGATCATTTAAAATTAAAACAAATTGGGTCTGATGATTATGCTGTAAATGAGGTTTTTCAAGCGCCAAAAGTTAATTTAACTTTAGATTATTTACATTCTCCATATTTGAATAATGAACTATTGTTGGGTTTTAATGGAAGTGGTGATATTTATGAAAATGCTCTTTCTAATTTTAACTTAAAAAGAAATAATTTTTATTTAGTGGTTGATAATAGAGATTTAAAAGAAGGTTTTGATGAAGTAAAAAGAATTGATCCATTAAATATTGATTTTAGTGGTTTTAGTATTTTTTCTTTTGGAGATTCTTATCTAACAAATTATTCGCTTAATTTTCAAATAGGTCAAATCCCATCAGTTAGCACAACTTTTGCTTGTTCTAATATGAAAATAGATACTATCGTTGATTCTGAAAAATTTGAAATAGTCGCTGGGAGTTTTACATGGAGCGGGGCTAAAACAGACGCAGAGTCAAGGGGTGGAAGATTGGCAATATTAAATACAGAAGAAAAAAATAATAAAGTACCAACTCAAACTCAATCATCATTATGGATTGGAGCAACAGATACTGGAGTAGAGGGAACTTGGAGGTGGATAGATGGCACACTTCTTAACGATGGATATACTAATTGGAATGCAGGAGAACCAAATAATGCTGGCGGAGCAGAAAATTATGCATCTAGACTTGGAAATATACACGGCGCTAATTCTTATAAATGGAACGATTTAGCAAATGCATCTTCAACTAATGGTTATATAATTGAATATGGAATATTAGAAACTAAAAATCAAATCGACACTCCATCAATAAGAAATCCAGGAATTTTAAATTTAGCTGATACTTATTTTACTCTTGCATCTGGGTTTGTTACAGATAATTCAGAGGGAAAAACTGAATTCAATGTTCCAGTAACTTCCCCGATGCATAGTGAATTTATTCTTGATGATTTACAGGTTGGCGGCATTAAATTAGAGCCTTATAATAAACCACTATTACAATCTCTATCAATAGACATAGATTTATCTAGAAACGATTTATATGGATTAGGCAGTGATTATGTATATGATCGAAAATTAAATTATCCAATTAATGCAAAAATCGATATGTCTGTATTAGTTTCTGGGGTAGATGATGGATTTATCAGTGGAATTTTATCTAATCAACAAATTTACGCTTTTACAATAAATTGTATAAATACTAAAAATTATATAACAGGTTCATATAAATTTAACAATTGTAGATTAAGTAATTTTAATTATTCAATGCCATTGAATGATGTGATGACTTTTAATGCTTCGTTTGATTGTACAATTAGAAGCGATGCTGGATTTTTAATGAGGCGGGTAATTAATACATTGGGTAATTATTATCAAGATTTCGATACTATTTGGAATAACTTATCCATAAATTGGGAATCAAATTAAAATAAAGTGTAAAAAATAATGAAAATATGAATTTAGTTGGTCAAAAGTTAAGCAGCACTTATATTTATTTGTTATCAACTGGACCAAGTTCCACATCAATAACATTAGGAGATGGATCTGTTGTTCCTTGGGAGGCTAATGGTGTTGTTACTACTAGTAATAGCGCCAACCAAACAATAGGTGGAAGTAAAACTTTTAATGGTATATTGACTATTCCATCCACTCTTAATTTCGCTTCAAATGGTTCAATTGTTAAAGCTGGGAATCATGCTGTTACATTAACAACTTCTTCAAATTCTAATATAACATTTTCAAGTGCTACAGCTTTTACTTATACAGTTCCAAATCCAGGAGCAAACGCTTCTTTTGTAATGACAGAAGGAACTCAAACAATAAATGGAACAAAAACATTTAATGGAGAAATAAAAATATTTGGAGATACTGAAATAGGATTAACTGGAACAGCAACTAATTTATTTGGAACGGGAGCTAGTACAAATAGATTTGGAGATAATGTTATAACTTCAAATTCATTTGGAAATAATGTAATTGGACTTAGTGCAACTAATAGTTTTGGAAATTCGTCTAGATATAATACTTTTGGTGAAACTGGAAATATAAATCGATTTGGCCTTCTTGTAACTGGTAGTAATCAATTTGGTTCAGGAGTTAGTGGATCTACTGCATCTAATGGATTTGGAATTGATTTGAGATCTGGTGCTATAAATAATTTTGGTAAAAATTCTAAAAACTTTTTTGGAGAAAATGGTGAAAATTACTTTTACTCTGGATCATTTGCTGGACCACTTACTTTGCCAGCAACAGTCTCATACACTAGTGCTGGACAAATAGTTAAAGCTGGTAATCATACATTAGGCTTAACTACAACAGCTAACACAACAGGCACATTTCCAACTGGAAATATTAATATAGCAGCATTAGAAGGACAACAAACCTTTGCTGGAGAAAAAACATTTGCAAGTGGAATAAATATTCTTAAAACAACAGATCAATTAGTTTTAGGTTCAACTCAAAAAACAACAATTACCGCCCCGACCCCAGCTTCTGCAAGAACTTATACAATTCCAGATGCTGGAACTAATGCTTCATTTGTAATGAACGAAGTCAATCAAACAATCGGTGGAACTAAAACGTTCACAACTGGAGTTGTTTTACAAAATGTATCTAACCAGTTAGCTTTTAGAACTGGTTCAGCTGGGACTAATACAATTACATTTACAGCGCCAAACATATCTGGAAACAGAACATATACAATACCAGATGTAAGTGGTAACGCTTCATTTGTAATGACTACTGGTACTCAAACAATTGATGGTTTAAAAACTTTCACAACTAGACCAACCGTTAATGGATCGGGAGTATTTTTAAGTGGAGAAGCTGTTCCTGGTGCTTATACAGCGTATTCATTAGAATTTCAAAATGGATTAAGATTAACTAATGGAGGCGCTCCATTTACATGGAATGGAAATCAATCAAAAATAGTTGAAGTCGATACAGCTGCAATTGCATCATTAACTGGAAGTCAAACATTAAATGGAATAAAAACCTTTAATACTGGTATTGTTATACAAGTAACTGGCAATCAATTAACTTTAAGAACTGGTTCTGCTGGCAATAAAATTGATATTACAGCACCAAACATTTCTGCAAATAGGGTTTATACAATTCCAGATGTTGGTGGAAATGCAGATTTTGTAATGACGAGTGGTTCTCAGAATATTACTGGAACTAAAACTTTTGCTAGTCAACTAATAGTAGCCACGAGTTCAAATCAGTTAGTTTTACGTACTGGAAGCGCTGGTAGTAATAGTTTTACAATTTCTGCACCAACTATTTCTGGAGATAGAACTTATACGATACCAGATGTAAGTGGCAATTCATCCTTTGTGATGACAACTGGCACTCAAGATATTGGCGGTTCAAAAAACTTTACTATAAGACCAACTATTAATGGAGTTAATGTGTTATTAAGCGGTGATACCACTGCTTTTACTAGAGTTGAGGCTACAAACCTTGTTTACAATACGGGCGATCAAATAATTTCTGGAAGAAAAAGATTTAGAAATGCGTCTGTTGTTCCATATGGTCCATTTGAAAATGATATTGATGCTGATTTTAATGGATTGCTATCTTCTAGAGAAGTCTATTTTACAAATGATGGTAATACTAGATCAGCAATTGAAATTCCGACATTAGATATGGTATACGAAACTGGCGCGACAACATTAACGCCAAGAATAGGGCCAACTCCATCTTTATCAAGAACTCAAACAAATACAAGCGGTAGTTATTTGGCAAGCGATGGTTTTATTAAATATGTAGCGGCAAATCAACCAAGATTTGATCATGCAGTAAGTAAAAATTTATTTTATGGAAGCAACAGCTTTTTAAATTTCTGGAGATATCCTTTTACTAGCGGTCCTCCATATGTCCAAGATGTAATAGCACCACGTAGTGAGATAAATCCATTTAAGTCGGCAAAAGATGCGGATAAATTTATTGATGTGACTGGATCTGGTGTGGCTACGACTTATCAAATTAGAAGAGATGATGTTTTATATTCTGGATTAAATTATACCATGTCGGTTTTCGCTAAACCAATAAATAATAATTTTATTTCTTTACAGATAGGTGGTGCGAGGGCTTTGTATAATTTATCCAATGGTTCTATATCTGGAATGGCTGGAACAATAACTTCATCTGGTTTAGACTCGTCATATGGAAATGGATGGTCACGTTTGTGGTTATCAACTCTTTATAACTCAGCAACATCTTGGCAGGTTAATGCTATTTATCCGTCAAATGCAGCTGGAGCTACAAGCAGACTAGTTACAACACAAAGCGATTCATTTTATTTGTGGGGTCCACAATTAGAGGAAAGCGCAATACCCACACCGTATGAACAAGCATATGGAACGTTTCTAGAAGGTTATAAATCATTTAGAACGCCAAAAGGCTTGTTATTAGAACAAGCTTCTAATAATTATATTTTAAATTCAAATACTTTTACTGGATCTAATGCTGGTGAACCAGTTAATGGATCAATACAATTAACTGGTGGAGTTTGGCCAGATACTAGTACATCTGGATCTGTTTATGTTGAAGACGGTACAACAAGTCAACATTATGTGTATAGACGGCCAATAGATAATATTCAATCTGGAATAAATTATGTATCATCAATTTTCTTAAAACAGCCATATTATGGACAATATACTGGTAGAAGATATGTTCTTGGAAGGTTAGTAACTGCTGGGTCTATTCCTGATACAAGAGTTGTTATCGATTTACATAGTGGAATTAGCGGTGGAAGAACGGTATCAGTTCCTGGTTTTACAAATCCAACATTTTTTACAGGAATAAAATATCCTAATAATTGGTATAGGCTCGTAATAGGTCAAACAGCAACTGGTGCGGCTCTTGTTGGTGCTAATTGTGAATTTTGGTCAACAACTGGATTTGGCGTTAACGCTAATTCATACTCTGGTCTTAATGGACCAGGTTTTCAAATATTTGGCCACCAACTTGAAACTGCATTTAGTGGAGATGGGGCTACAAGTTATAAGCCAACAACTGGTTCAGTTGGAACACTTACGCGAGACGTATTCGCAATTGGTGGAAATGATTTTAGTGGTTTTTATAATCAAAATCAAGGAACGTATTTTATTGAAGCAGAGTTATTGCAATATAATACATGGCAAACAATGGGAATGATGGGTATAGAAGGTAGTGATAGGCAATCTGGATCATATGCTTTGACTAGAGTTGGTGCTAATTTTGCAACAAATTTTTCTTCAGGTCCACCAAGTCATCAATCACAAGCTAATTTTTCAAAAACAACTGGTTCGCGTGGTGTATTAGTTATGGCATCTTATAAAGAAAACAGCTTTAAGACATCATTTTATAATGAAACAACACGAACAGATACGAGCGGAAGACTTGGATCATTGCCGATGAATAAGCTCGTTTTTGGGGCAAATGGAGAAACTGCTGGGCCGCAATTTAGTAACATGTATCTTCAAAGATTTTCTTATTGGCCGCTTCAGTTTCAAGATAGTAAATTAACAGGAATATATAGATATTAATTATGGCAGACGGAGATCAAAATGTAGTATATGTTTTAAACGCAGAAAACCGCTTTGCGCTTTTCCCAGGTATTGGATTAACATCAAGCGGAGGAGCTTATGACGGTTCTGTAGAAAGATATTTTGATGTTGATACATCTTTATTTCTTTCATTAAGTGGCGAGCAAATAATAGATGGCCAAAAAACATTTGCGCTGAATCCAATTATAGGCACTGCAGAACCAGTCTTAACGACTGGAGATCAAACAGTCGCTGGTATAAAAACATTTACAGATCGTCCTTTTGTTAATGGTATTGGAGTTGTTTTAAGTGGTGATGCTGCTGGTATAGCAACACCAAATGATTTGACTTTTGGATTTGGCATTGAATCAAGCGGAGATTTTTTTAATGGAAGTGCTGCTAAAACAATAGCAATCAATTCAAATGAAATTGTATCTATTACTGGAGTAGAAGAAATTAGTGGGCAAAAAACATTTACACTTACGCCAAAAGTTGGTAGTGGAACTGTTATATTAAACACTGGTGAACAAACATTAAGTGGAAAACTTATTATTAATAATGAATTTATTCAATCTGGTTCGTTGAATATAGGTGGAACTGGAAGTGGAAACTTTTTTGGTACTTCAGCTATTTTAAATAGTTTTGGAGTTTCTGGTAATACAAATAGTTTTGGAGGTTTTTCTACATTGAATTCATTTGGGGCAAATACACCAACAAACGAATTTGGAAAACTTTCTGTTAATAAATTTGGAGAAGGCGGTATCAATACTTTTTACTCTGGGATATTTACTGGACAAACCATTTTTGAAAATAATATTATAGTTGGTGGTGGTAAACCAGTAATGAATACTGGCGTAGAAATAATAGGTGGTTTAAAAACATTTTCAAATGATTTGGTGGTTGAGGGAGATTTAATTTTAGGACATGGTAATACTATTATATATTCAGATGTAGATACTATAATTGGTGGTTCTGGAAATAGTTTAAGTGGAGATGCTTCAGTAATTTTAGGTGGAGTCAATAATCGTTTAAGCGGAGATGGTTCGTTTATTGGAGTGGGAACACAAAATAAAGTATCAGGAGTTTATTCTTTTCTGGGTGGTGGAAGTTTAAATGAATTATTTGGGGATCATAATTTTATAGGAGCTGGTGTTGAAAATAAAATAACTGGTTCTAGTGCTGCATCTACTATTGTAAATGGAGCAAATAATATAATTGGTAATAGTTCAGGCTGTGCAATTTTAGGTGGTATCGGTAATTATGTGAAATCTGATTATCCTTTTGATTATTCTTTTTCTTCTGGCATAGGATCTCTTTGGAACAATATTGGCGGTGGTTATGACAATGGAATTATACTAACTACTGGTGCTGATTTCTCTGCTGTTAATTCAATTAATGGTGGAGCGCTTCATAGGATTCATAACTCAGCTATTTGTGCAATTGCTGGTGGATTGAGTAATATAATAAGTGGTTACTCGCAGTCTTGTTTTATTGGAGCTGGTGAGAAAAATGAAATTATAAGTACAGACTATAGTAGTGTTGGTGGTGGTACTAACAATTTTATAAGTGGAGGAGGAGGTAATTCAATATTTGGTGGTGTACGTAATAGAATTGAAAGTAATAATGATATTATTACTTTCAATTCATTTTGTGGAGCAGGAAGAGATAACAAGCTTTATGGGATGTTTTCAGTTATAGTTGGTGGAGATAGTAATATATGCAGTGGAAATGCAGGTTTTGTTGGTGGAGGGGCGCGGAATGAAGTCAAATCAATTAATTCTGTAATTGTTGGTGGTGAAAATAATAAAACATTTAATACATATGCAGCAATTTTAGGAGGAAGGTTTAATGTAGCATCTGGGCAATATTCCACCGTATTAGCAGGAGATGGTAATCAAGCTTTAGCAGGTTATTCAACAGTCATTGGAAGAAGAGCTATAACTCGCACAGGAGATTTAGGTGCAACAGTTATTTCCGATGGACAAGAAAGAGATCACTACTCAAGAGGAGCGCATACTTTAAGCTTAGACTTCTTTAATGGTGTTTATTTAAGATTACCGCAATTTACTGGATTATCATCTCAAACAGGAAATCGTGGTGAAATGGCAGTCAGTGGAGACTTTTTATATGTATGTACTGGAAGCGTTTCTGGATGGGGAAGAATTCAATTAAGTTCTTTTTAATTATAATCAACCTTGACAGTTTTACTTTCAAAAGATTTCATCTGTTCTGGGTGTTTAGCACCCTTACGTTCTTTTGAGTAATTTTCAAAGTACTTTTCTTTAACAGGATCTTTGCCGCCAGCTAGTTCTGCACGTTTATTACTCATTTCGGCGCTTCTGTCCAATAAATCACCATACGTCCCCTTTTTAGTTCCAGTCTTTTCCGCAAATTGTTTTGAGCTAAATGGATCTATTTGAGAATCAATAGAGGCGCATGGAGAATAAAACACTCTGATCCAATCATCTTCATCTCCATTTTCACCAAAGTATTCATGTTTATCATTCATTGATTGAAAAACATCACGATGTTCATCGGTTGATTTTCTTTTGTAAGTATAGACTGGCATATATTACTATAAAAAAAACAGGTGGAAATTCAATTCCACCTGTTTAATTTGGGTTTAACTATATTATGCTATTTTGATTTCCACTTTGTCGGTTACCGATTTTTTTGGAAGTGTTAATTTAAGCAATCCGTTTTTATATTCTGATTTAATATGATTAATTGAAACAGCGTTATTAAGATTAATAACTAAATCTTTAGATCTCTCTTCATTTTTAGCTTTAATTTTAAGAACTTCATCTGTCGCTGTGATTTTAATTTCAGATTTATCATATCCAGCAAGTTCAACTTCTGCCGTATAAACATCTCCGATATCTTTAATAGAAGATTTTTGAGAGTTTTTTTTGCAGCAAGAGTCTGATGCTGAAAATAATTCGTCGAATAGTGTATTAGTAAATAATGTACTCATAGGCTTTTTATATATCATATATTATGCCAAGTGTCAACCCCCGAAAATACTAGACAAAATGGCGCTCGCAGTATGTTCATATGTCATATTGACCGACAACTTTTGTCCCTCTGCGTTATTTTGTCCTACTTTGATGAGTTGTGTGGATTTTTTTTAGGTCCATTAGGTATAGATAAAAATTTATTATATTTTCTAGAAAGTTTTAAATCGCTTTCACTATTATAAATCCAATTTAAAAAATTTAATACGTTATTTCTACCAGAAATAATTAAATCACATGATTTAGGGTTTTGTTTATAAATTTTTAAAGAAGGTTTGTAATTAATATGTTTTTCTAAAAATCTTTGACAAGATTTGCAAAATATAGTAGAAGATGTAATTTTTACTGAAAAATGAGTAAATTTAGGTGATATATATAAAGAACCATCTCCATCAAAAACGCCTCTAAAAAAATCATTTATAAAGTTTAACGGGAGCTTTTCTTCATAAAAATCTAACACTAAACTTTTATTTTGAACAACTCCTAAATTTAATAAATCGTTACACATTTTTTTGCTACATAATTCTAACCTTGATCTTAACTTTCCGTTTTCACAAGATGGTTTAAGGGTTTTAATAGAACCACCGTAGTCTAAAATTTTAGATATCTCATATAATATATATTCATCATCTTTAGTTAATTGAATTCCCCATCTATTACCAGAGACGTTATTCCACCCATCTGCATATATTAATCCAAGTATATAACATTTATCATTAGTATTTATGTTTTCAAAAAAAGACTCATTTAAAGAGAGTTTTCTCCTTCCTTTTTTAATACCACTCTTTTTAAGAAATTTTTCTACAGTAGTTTCTGATACATTTATTAATTGAGATATTTTTTTATTAGATAAATTTAAATTATTTAATATAATATTTGATTTTTCTACATTTATTTTTAAATTCATATTATGGAAGATGTAATATATTTACACCATTAATCTGAATTTATTCAAATATTTTTTTAAGCAATAAATCAGCTGTATTGGAGTAGGTAAATTTTTCAGATAATTTAATGCCTTCAAAATTTAATTGTCCAGATTTTTTTTCTGCCATTTCCATAGCAGAAATCATTGATTCGTCAGAGTAAATTGGCCATTTTCCTTGATTAAAGTCAGAACCCTTTTGAAAGAAAACTTGATCATAACATTCTATTTCAGATTCAGATTCAACTAAAATACTATTTTCATTATTTGCCCAATCTTTATGAGCTGTAGCATTATGAACTATAGACCATTTACCAAGGCATGTAGCATTAAATGCTGGCAAATTCCAACCCTCCGATAAACTTAAACCAGTTAAGTCAATATCAATTGCATTTAAGAATTCATTAACTTCTTTGTTTGTCTTGAGATACGGAAGAAAATTAATGTTAGTATATCTTTTTCCCTCTAAAACATTTTCAATAATACCCTGCATTTGCTCTGGTTTAAAAAATGGATTAGTAACACAACAAGTTAACTGATATTTATTGTCATTACCATATTTCTTAAGCCAAGACTTAATGATTTTGCCAGTATGCTTTCTGTTTTCAAACTTACCCATCAAACCAAAATGGATCACACCTTCAAGATATTTCTTATTAGTGCGGGTAAAGTCTTTATCAAACCCCATAGGGATATAAGTTGCATTTTCACAACCGTTAGATAAAAACTTATCTCTTGAGTAGGTTGAGCTAAAGAATACTTTATCCTGAGCTTTGCAAAGTGTTTTTTCAAGTTCTGTTGGTTCACTGCATTCATAAAACGTTAATAGATTTTGAGTTGAGTTTTTTCTATTTTCACTTCCATTAAGATGCCATAATTTAAAACCAGGAATATCTTTTGATAAGTAATTAAATCGAGTATCAATAGATTTTTGCAACCATTGCCCAAAATCTTGGGAAATTTCAAAAGTAGAAATGTCAAGATTCCCAATTGGGAAAATTCCAACATCAACATTTTTCTTATAAAATTCTCTGAGAATGTTCAATGAGACATTCCCAAAGCTAAGTGAATTAAGTGGAGCTTCTACTAAAAGTTTCATCAAAATGGAATATCTTCAGTGTTGTCTCCAGCACCTTCTGAGATTGGAGTATTTGCATTTTTATTAGTTCTATATGTCGCTTCACTTTCTGCGGGTCCAGAACCATCATCCTTCTTCAAGGCTGAATTCATAAACTTAACCTTATTGGCACGGATAAAATGTCGGCTTTGTGTTACACCTTCTTTATTAGTCCACGAAGACATGCAAAGCTCCCCCTCAACCATAATCTCTCTACCCTTCTTCATGAATTTAGCGCAAGCTTCTGCTGTCTTATCCCAAGCCTCACAATCAATAAAGCACTTTGTCTTTGCTTGATTTTCTGAAACGCAGATTCGCATTGAGCATACTGACTTACCACTTTGGGTTTGTTTGATTTCTGGATCTTTTACTAGGTGTGCTAGTGTAATAATTGTGTTAAACATTTTCTAATTCTTTCTTTGTTTGTTCTATAAACTTATTATGAATATTGATGCATCCTTGTATGCTCATCCTAAGTTTTTTCGCAATAGTTTTCCAAGGTGTGAGTTTATTATAGTCCGAACCATATCTCATGTCAATGATTTTTTTGATTCTTTTGTCTTCATGTGTTTCAGCTAATTTATAAATCTTATTAAGTATTTCATAATTTTGTAAATCTGAAACAAAATCACCAGAAACCTCTTTATCATTCTCATGATACTCAAGAGGTTCTTCTTTTCTTTTTTTATTCTTATTATATAAATTTAAACATTTCCAACGGGTTTCATTCGCTAGATACGTAGGAAATTTAGTATTTAAATCTGGATTATATTTTAATGCGGCATTATATATGGTATAATCCTTATCTGCTATAACGTCAGTTTTATTAACAAAATCACAAGAATCAGATATAATCTTATTTACAATAGTCATATAAATACCAGAGTGTCTATCAATTAACTCTTTAAGACACCAGTTGTCATTGTGATTTTTAATTTCATTTATAAGGAATAAGTCTGTCTCCATATGGAAAGTTGTTGATCACTTATTGTATTAGATATAATTTCAAAAGCAACAGAAATTAATATTTTTTTATCATCGGTTGTAGACCATACAAATGAATGATCAGAGCTTTCTCTTAAAAACGTATTATTTTCAGCCTCATCTTGATTTGCATCTGGGACCAGTTCTCCATTTTCATTAATCCTATCGACAAAAAACATATAGCCATTGTTATTTTTAACCCAATCAAATTCATTTTTAAATCTTATATCAGGTACAATTAGGATTGAGTTTTCTTCAATTGAGTCTTGGATTTTTTTAATCCAAATATCTGGATCAAGTTTTCTTCTGACGTGCGTACCCCATGTGACTAAAAATGGTCTAATAATATTCTTTTCTTCGGTTTTTTCTGTAAAGACATCAATACCCAAAGTATTGAAAATAAAGTCTTTAGACTCTAGTTTTAATTGATCAGCCAATGCAGATCTTTTAGCTTTTATGTTCATTTCTTGAAAAATCTCAAGAAATTGATTGCACAGGGTATCCTTTCCGCTTCTTGCAGGTCCAGCAATTCCAATTATTGTAGTCATTGTCCAGTGCTCCCAAAGCCCCCACTATTTCTATCTGTTAATTCAAACGATTCCACAAGTTCAATTGCTGGATTGAAAGTTTTTGCAAACACGAGTTGTCCAATTTTATCTCCCTTTTTATAAAGCTTGTTTTTGTTTATGCTAATAGAGAGTTTAGCGTTGTCATGAATTTTATAATCAAGAGGTTGTGCATTATATTTAAATCTAAGCTTAATTGTGCCTCTATAACCATTATCAATCAAACCAATAGAATTGGCTAAAGTAAGATTGTATTTTGATATTGAAGATCTTGGGAAAACACAAGTATGATAACCATTTTGAGGCTCAATAATTAAGTTTGTATCATACTCAATATAATCAATTGAAAGATAATCGTCTGTCTTATCTATAGATATCCCTTGAATAAACGGATCTGATGCAGCTATAATGTCATAGCCAGAATCAGCTTCGTTTGCTGGATACCTTATAGTCTCTAATGTATTTACTTTAATCGTCGTCATTGGTATCTTTATCTATTATGTTTAGTAAATTTGATGATAAGGTGTGCATTCCAATATCCGCAAGTACTCTTGGTGAGAAAACTAAGATAGAGTTTTTTTTCCTTAAAGAAAGTTCTGTTACTGAAATCGCAGCGCCTATTGAAAATTCTTCTCCAGTTTTATCCACGGCCTCCTGCACCGCTTTAGATGCAGCTTGCTCATAACTAAATGACTCTACTACGCACTGCCAATTAGCACTTGCGCACAAGAATAACTTGCAATCATCCTCATTATTTAGAAGCATTTTTTTAAAGTATAATTGAAATGTTTGAAAATGTCAATATTTAAAAAAATATTCGTAATAAAATATATTTTACATTTCTTATCTCTAACAAATTACGTCAACTTTTACTCTCTACTTTACTTTAAAATATATTTTATTCGTAAAGCTTATGGTTTTTAGTAAACGTTTTTTTCTTTTTGCTGCTAGAAGTAAAGCTTCTTGTTTATCGTATACACCAAATAAAAAATGATGTCAAGAAAAAAAATTACTAAATTTTCGTCTTGTAAAATATTAATTTTGGGGTATAGTGTAAATCATATTACTATGATCTTTGAAGAACAAATCTCCCGCAAACCTAATTTGTACCCTTGGACAGAACAGTTTATTGAAGCCATGCATAATGGCTTTTGGACAGACAAGGAATTTTCATTTAAAGCGGATGTTCAACAATTCAAAACCGAATTGACTGATCAAGAAAGAGAGATTATTGTTCGCACATTATCAGCAATTGGACAAATTGAAGTTGCTGTTAAAACATTTTGGGCCAAGCTTGGTGAAAACTTACCACACCCATCGCTTCAAGATCTTGGTTATGTAATGGCTAATATCGAAGTTATTCACAATAGCGCATACGAAAGACTTATTAGCGTTCTTGATTTAGAAGATGTTTTTGATGAAAATCTTAAACTTGAGTGGATTCAAGGAAGAGTTAAGTACTTAAAAAAGTACACGCATAAATTCTATAAAGATTCAAAGAAGCAATATCTTTATGCTTTAATTCTATTTACTTTATTTGTTGAGAATGTGTCTTTATTTTCTCAATTTTATATTATCAATTGGTTTGCAAGATTTAAGAATGTTCTTAAAGATACTGATCAACAGGTAAAATATACTCGTAATGAAGAAAACATTCATGCTTTAGTTGGTATTAAAATAATTAACACAATTCGTGAGGAGCATCCAGAACTTTTCGACGAAGATCTTCAAGAGAGAATTCTTCATGAGGCTGAAGAGGCTTTTAAATCAGAATCTAAAATCGTTGATTGGATGGTGAATGGAATCAACGAAGATGGATTATCTGCAGATATTTTAAAGGAATTCATTAAAAACAGAATCAATGAATCACTATCTCAAATTAATTTTCCAAAAGTATTTAAAATTGATGAAAATCTTATATCATGTACAACATGGTTTGATGAAGAACTTTTGGGCAACAACATGACTGACTTCTTTCACTCAAGACCAGTCGAGTATAGCAAAAAAAATCAATCATTCAGTGAAGACGATTTGTTTTAATTTATGAAGAACGAGGTATATTGGCTAAACAAGGATTCAAGAAAATTTCTTGAAAGAGGGTATTTGACAGAAGGTGAAACACCAGAGCAGAGGATTAAAGACATTGCTGATAGAGCTGAATCTTTATTAGGTAATCTTGATGGTTTCTCAGACAAATTTGTCAATTACATGTCAAAGGGTTTTTATTCCTTATCCAGTCCAATTTGGAGTAATTTTGGCCGTGAGAGAGGTTTGCCCATTTCCTGTTTTGGCAGTTTTATTTCCGATCAAATGTCTTCAATTCTTGAAAAAATATCTGAAGTCGGTCAAATGACCAAAGCTGGTGGAGGGACTAGTGCATATTTTGGAGCGTTGCGTGGTAGAGGAGCCTCAATCTCATCTGGCGGAAAATCTACAGGTTCAGTGCATTTTATGGAGCTTTACGATAAGCTTATGAATGTTGTTTCTCAAGGCAATGTTCGTAGGGGTTCATTTGCTGCCTATCTGCCTATTGATCATCCAGATATCGAAGAATTTCTTAAAATTCGTGGTGAAGGTCACGAAATTCAAGAAATGTCAATCGGCGTTTGTGTTTCTGACGAATGGATGAAAAAGATGATTGAAGGAGACAAAGAAGCTCGTAAGATTTGGGGTCTTGTGATCAAGAAGCGTTTTGAATCTGGTTATCCGTATATTTTCTTTTCTGATAATGCTAACAATCAAGCTCCTCAAATGTACAAAGATAAAGGGCTTAGAATTAATAACTCCAATCTCTGTAATGAAATTATGCTTTCTAATTCAGATGATGAATCATTTGTTTGCGATCTCTCATCTCTTAATCTTGAGAAATGGGATGAGATTGCTGAAACAGATGCGGTAGAGACTCTTGTATATTTTCTTGATGCTGTGATGTCTGAGTTTATTGAAAAGACAGATGGTGTCAAGTTTATGGAGGCTCCACGTAAGTTTGCTGTTAATCAACGCGCTCTTGGTGTTGGTGTTCTTGGTTGGCATTCGCTACTTCAATCAAAAATGATTCCGTTTGAATCTATGGATGCTAAACTGCTCAATGGTCAAATTTGGCGCACCATTAGGGAAAAATCAGATAAGGCAACAACCGAACTTTCAAACTTATTTGGAGAACCTCCAATGCTTGAAGGATATGGTCGCCGCAATTCCACTACTCTTGCAGTTGCTCCAACAACTAGCAGTTCATTTATATTAGGTCAAGTTTCGCCTTCTATTGAACCTCTTAATAGTAACTATTTTGTTAAGGATCTCGCTAAGGGTAAATTTACTTATAAAAATCCTTATCTTGAAAAGCTTCTTAAAGAAAAAGATAAAAATGATCAAGAAACATGGAAATCTATTTTGATTAAAGGTGGCTCTGTTCAGCATCTTGATTTCTTAACTCAAGAAGAGAAAGATGCATTTAAAACATTTGGAGAGATTTCTCAAAAAGAAATTATTATTCAAGCAGCTCAAAGACAAAAATTTATTGATCAAGGTCAATCACTTAATTTAATGATACCACCGAATACTAAGCCAAAGGAAGTTAATGAACTTATGATATTTGCTTGGGAGCAAGGTATTAAAGGTCTATACTATCAACGTTCTAGTAATCCATCTCAAGAACTTAGTAGGTCAATTTTATCATGTTCTACATGTGAATCTTGATAAAAAAGATATATTTTTTTTAAAAAAAGTGTAACATTAATATAATGGAAGTTGATTTTTCATCTAAATTAAGAAGTTTTTTTGGAGTCGAGTCTGATGCAGCATCAAGACCTGGACCAAAAAGTGGAGCGCAAACACCTTCTAAACCATCTGAGCGTAGAAAGGGTTCAGAAAAAAATAAACCAGATTCAGCATCTTCAGATTCTGATTCAAAAATTACTTTTACTGAAAAAGTAATTAACTCTTTAAAGCAGAAAGTCTCTGATCATAATGAAAAATATGATAAAAAAGTTACTTTAAATCAACTTAAAAAAGTCTATCGTCGTGGACTTGGAGCATTTTCCGTTTCTCATAGACCTGGCCAGACTAGAAATAGCTGGGCAATGGCCAGAGTCAATATGTTTTTAAAAATGCAGAAAGGTGGTAAAGTTAAAGATTCTTATCGTGCCGCAGATCAAGATGTTGCTAGAGGTGAGGAACTTTACTATGAACAAAAACCAGAAGATTGTTTTTGGGAATTCGATTCAATTGATTTTGATTTAGCTCGTATTGACTTAGTTAAAGCTGGTGTGGATATTGAAGAAGAAGGTGATATTGAATTAGATGATATCGACTATTCTGAAGCTGAAAAAAAGACTCTTAATAAACCATTTAGATTACCAAGTGGATCAAATAAGAAATTTGGCGTTTATGTTAAAAATGATAAAGGCAACACCGTAATGGTTAAATTTGGTGATCCAAATATGGAAATTCGTCGTGACGATCCAGAACGTAGAAAAAGTTTTAGAGCACGTCATCAATGTGATACTAATGTCGGACCAAAATGGAAAGCTCGTTATTGGAGCTGTAAATTCTGGTCAGCTAAACCTGTTTCGTCAATGGCATCTGCTGAAGAGCTTTTATTAAGTGATGATGATGGATTGGATTGGGGATGGGATGATTCTACATTCATTGATCAAGATCAAATTTTTACAGAAAACCCAGATCTTGAAAATATTGAAGATTTTTTTGAAGAAGAAGAGCTTTAATGGTATAATCATGCATTCGCATGAATATTCTTTTTATTTCAGACTTTAGCTTAAACCATAACTCTGGTGGTTCTCAAGTTAGTAATGATTTAATTATTAAAAAAGGTATTGAACTTGGTCATAATATTACATTACATAATTATGACTCGTCTCCATTAAATTTAATTTCTAGATATGATCTAGTGATAAGTTCTAATTTAGAGGCTATTAATCAAACTTCTAAATATCTAATTGATTTTATTTTAAATCATGAAAATCATGTTCGCCTTGAGCACGATTCTTGTTCTTATTTAGACGATGAATTGCGTAAAAAAATATTTACATCATCAAAAATAAATTTCTTTTTATCTGAATTTCATGCATCTTTTTTTAAAAGCAACTATGGGGATTATTTTAATAATATAGAAATAGTTTACGATCCAATAGATACGTCTTTATTTTATGAAGACGGTTCTGAGAAAATATATGATATAGTTTATTGTGGGTTTATTCACCCGCTTAAAGGATCAGATAATTTAATTGAATTTTGTAAAAAAAATCCAAATAGAAATATAGATATATTTGGTTGGACTCAAGATCAAAATATATTTAATCAATTATCTCCATTGACAAATGTAAAAATACATGATAAAGTATCTCATTCTGAGATATCAAATATATTTAAAAAATCTAAATATGTTTACCATTCCCCAGTTGTAAATGAACCATTTTGCAGGATGATCGCAGAAGCTTTATTATGTGGATGCCAATTTATTGGTGATCAATCTAAAATAGGAAGTTTAAAAGAATTTTTAAATAAAGGATCATTAGTTTTTAAAGAAAACTGTCAAAATGCCTCTCAGCTATTTTGGCAAAAAATAGAACAAGCATGAATAAGATTTCAGTAATAACTTCTGTATATAATTCTTCTAATTTTTTAGATAAATTTTTAAATTATGTAAATGATCAACTAGAAGATTTTTTTGAAATAATTTTCATTGATGCTAATTCAACAGATGAATCTATATCTAAGATTAAAAACTTTAATTTTAGAGATGGCATTTCTATAAAAATTATAGAATGCTCCACCAGAATCAGCGTCTATGAAGCGTGGAATATAGGAATTAAAAACTCAAGTGGTAATTATATTGTTAATTGGAATACGGATGATATTTTATACCCATCAGCATTAAGCATTTACTCAAAATACATTAATAAATTTTCAGAAATAGATTTATTTTATGGATCACACGTCCAAATAAAATCTCAAAATGTTGACGACTTAACAGGGGTTAGAGTTTGGCCTGAGTATTCTCATGAATTATTATTACAGTTTTGTTTTTGTGGGCCATTTCCTCTTGTAAAAAAATCAGCCATTGAGGAGTGTAATTATTTTAATGAAAAATATAAATCATCTAGTGATTATGATATGTGGCTAAAACTTTCTAAAAATAACTATAAATTTAAAAAGATACCAGAATTCATTGGTTCATATTTTTATAGAGAAGAATCGGTTTCTGTATTGAATATGCAATTAGCACAAGAAGAAGATAAAGAAATTCAAAATAACTATAAATGATCACTCAAATAACAATGACTAGAAATGAGCTTTTCTTATTAAGAGAAATGCTTCCTATATGGCAAAAATATGCAGACTCCTTTGTATTTTTTGTAGATAATTCTAATGATGAAACATATGAGTTTTTACAAGAAAATAAAGAAAAATATAATATATTAAGCATCTTATCTTCTCATAGAGAAGATCATGAATTATTTATAGAAACCGATATAAGACAAGCTCTATATGATGAGGCATTTAAATATTCTAAAAATATTATATGTTTAGATTCTGATGAATATTTAGATGGGAACATTGATAAAAAAGAATTAGAATATATATTAGAAAATAATAGAGATTGTACATTTCATTTGAATTGGATTCAATACACAGATATTGACACTATAAGAATAGATGGCCCTTGGGAAAATAATTTAATGGATAGGATTGGCTCTTATGAACATAGAGCATTATTTAATTATGCTCAAATGCATTCAACTCATTTACCAAGCACAAATAATAATCTAATATTTGATAAGAACTCATTATTTATTGCTCATTTACAGTGGCTAGATAAAAAAACTGCCGCAATAAAACAATATTTTTGGAAAATAACAGATTATATTAATAATTTAAATCATAATATAAATACTGTTCCACGTTCAGCATACGACAGTTCGGTTAATGACTTTGATTGGAAACTTTCTAAATTTTCATACAATCTAAAGATAGATCCAAATATTTATTCTAAATTATTAGATAAAGACAATTATAAATTGCAATTTATTAAAGAACAAACGCAAAAATATAATATTCCAAATTTAGGAGATTGGGGAATGAATATATATGAAAAATAAAATTAATTTCTGCATAGCTAGTGATGATAAACACTTGCCTTTATTGTTTAATTTAATAGGAAGCATTTTCAAACATAATGAAAATGATATAGGCGAAATAATGGTTTATGATTTAGGTCTTTCACAAGATAGTATTAATAAAATTAATTCAATTAAATATACCAATGTATATCAAGTAGAAAAAATAAATCCATATATTATTGAAGATTTACAAACAGATATTAATAGAAAAGTTAAAGGATTATTTTCATGGAAACCTGTTATAATTAAACAATCTATTGATATTCACGAAAATATTTTATATCTAGATTCTGGAACAACAATACTAAAATGCTTAAAAAATCTTTTTAAACATATAGAACAAAATGGATATTTATTATTTGATTGTGGACATTCTATAAAATGGATGACAACAGATAATATCATAAAAAAATTCAATTTAAATTCAAAAGAAAATTCTTGGATTTTAAATGATGATATTTTTGGAATTGATGCTGGATTTCAAGGGGTTTCTAGAAAAATTAAAAATTCCCTAATTGACCCAATGTATGAATTATGCAAAGATATTAATAATTTTATAGATAATGGAACTTGTCCTAATGGTTGGGGAACGGGAAGGCATGATCAAACTTTATATAGCATATTAGTAAGACAATTGAATTTAGATATACAGTATCATGATGATGAAGCAAATAAATGTAATTTATTTGTTGATGGGAAAAAAATACCATTTAAAATAATCCATTCATCCAAAAATTTAAATTTTGAAACTGATATATATAGATCAAGATGGAATATATCAAATATAGATTATAATCATTATGTATCTTTTATAAAACAAAAATAATTATGAATAAACAAGAATTACAAGAAGATTTTAAAAAATTCTCTAAAAATTGGAAAAATACAGAAGTATTTAATAATGAAATTTATGAATATTTTGAATCAAAAGTCAATGATTATGACGTTTTAAATCATCATAATAAAACTATTTCAATATTAAACTATGGATATGGAGAAAAAGCTTTTAGATATTTATGGCTATTATTATTTTCTCAAATACCTCAAAATGGTAAATTTTTAGAAATAGGTGTATACAAAGGATCTATCTTGGCTCTCTCACAAATATGTTCAGACTATTTAAATAAAGATATTCAAACATACGGATTAACACCATTATATAATGCAAGCGATAAATATTCTGAATACCCACCAGAAGATTATAAAAAATGTATAGAATTTTTATTTTCAGAATTTAAATTAGATTTTTCAAAAGTAAATATTATAAAAGGATTATCTACTAATATTGACGCACAAATACAAGCAATTAAAAATGGTCAATATGATATAATTTATATTGATGGTGGACATGATTATGAAACAGTGATAAGTGATATTAATTTATGCGATAAACTGCTAAAAACTAATGGATTTTTAGTGATGGATGATGCTTCATCATTTTTAAATATGTACAAAATGCCAAATAGATTCAATGGTCATCATGATGTTGGATTAGCAATAGAACACTCTATAAGTAAAGATGAAAATTACAAACATTTATTTGCTTGTGGTCATAATAGAGTTTGGCAAAAAATAAAATAAAATAAATTATGAATTATATAATAATTACTTCCATAAATCCAATCACAGAAGCTGTAAAAAAGTTTTCTAAAATAAAAAATTGGCATGTTGTAATAGTTGGAGATAGCAAAAGCAATCATTATGACTATGATAATGTAACATTTTTAGATATAAATGATCAAAAAAATTTAAATCTATTAAGTTTTGATACAACTCCAATGAATCATTATTCAAGAAAAAATCTTGGATATTTATATGCTATTAAAAATAATGCAAATTTAATTTATGATACAGATGATGATACATTTCCTTATGAATCCTGGGAAGTGAATGATTTTATTTGCAAAAACAATATCAAAGGATCTGCATTTATTAATCCATTTGAGTTTTTTACAAATGAAAAATGTTGGCCTAGAGGAACTCCATTATCTTTAATCAATAAAAAAAATCAATACACTAAAGAAAGTAATATTTCGAAAATTGGTGTGTGGCAAGGAATTATAGATGATGATTCAGATTTTGATGCAATTTATAGATTAACAAATAATAAACATATTAAATTTAATAATGATATTAATATATCAATTAATGAATTTTGTTATAGTCCATTTAATTCTCAAAGCACATTATGGAATAAAGAATTAAATTCTTTACTTTATATTCCTATTACAGTTGATTTTAGATTTACAGATATTTTAAGATCTTATGTAGCTCAAAGAATAATGTGGGAATTTGATTATAAACTTGGTTTTCATTCTCCTAATACTTATCAAATAAGAAATGCTCATGATTATTTTAAAGATTTTATTGGAGAAATTTCAATGTATAAAAATTTACCAATAATTATGGAAGAATTTAATAACATTAATTTAAAAAACAAATCAATTGAAGACTGTTTATTGTTTATATATGATTTACTGTTTAAATTAAAAATTACAAAAATAGAAGAATTAAAAAATTTAAAAAATTGGATACAAGATCTCAAAACAAATGAAAAATAAAAAAACAGCTCATTATATAATTACAATTCATAACAAAGAAGATTTGATATCTGATGTTTTAAAAGGTATACGAAAAGCTACAGAAAATTCTTTATTTAATATAAATATTATATGTGTATTAGATGGATGCATCGACAATTCTGAAAAAAATATAGATGATTGTTTTTTATCTTTTTCAAATAAATATAAACTTCATAAAATTTATGAAAATGATGTGCATGAACTTCTTTCTTTGAATTCCGCAATAAAATACTTGGAAACAATTGAAACGTCAAAAGAAGATTTAGTTTTCTTTTTACAGGATGATGTTGTTTTAGAAGGCATAAATATAAACGAAGATATAGATGATTTATACAAAAATATAAAAAATCTTGGATATATTTCTTTTAGATGTGGATTATCTACTAATTTAGATAGTAATGGTATTCTTTTTGAACATTCGTTTTTAGAGTCTGAATGTGGTCATTGGAACCAATTGAATTTAAATCATTTTCAAGAATTCAAGAATAAACAATTTTCATTTTGTGAAATTGTAATTAAAAGTCCAACATGTATTAAAAAATCAATTTTAGATGAAATTGGATTATTTGATGAAAATCTTGCTCCATTTGGACATGATGATTTAGATTTATCAATCAGATTAAATCAAAAAGGTTATAAAAATGCTATTTTTGGAATTAAATTTAAAAGCTTGCTTGATTGGGGCGGAACAAGAAGCCCAAAAGATCCCAGTAAAGAATACCATTTAAAATATGCTGATATTGTGTATAGAAATAAAATATATCTTTCGAATAAGCATTCACATTATTATAAATTAAAAAAATAATTGACATTTGATTTTATTTATATTATATTCTATTTTGTATGGATTCTGAATTAAATGACATTTTAGATAAAATTTCTATTTATATACAAAAAAAACATAATAATAAAAAATGGGAAGCTGGAAAAGACTGGGTTCAATATGCTGGTCCATATTTTAATGAATTAGAATACACTGCATCTATTGAGTCTCTATTAAATGGTTGGTTAGTTTTAGGCTCCAAGGGTCTTTCTTTTGAAAATAAGTTTTCTAAACTATTTAATAAGCAATTCGGAATATTAACTAATAGTGGAAGCAGTTCTAATTTAATCATGATGTCGGCATTAACATCGAAAAGACTTTACAATTTACCTAAAGGAACAAAAGTTATAACACCAATAGCTGGATTCCCTACTACTATTAATGCGATTTTTCAAGTTGGATTTGAACCTATTTTTGTCGATATTGATTTAGATACTCTAAATTTAAACTTAGCTCAAGTAGAAGAAAAAGCAAAAGAAGGCGCAAAAGTGATCACTTTCGCACATGTACTTGGAAACCCTCCTAATATGGATGAATTAATGCGCATTGTTAAACAGTATGATTTAATCCTATTGGAAGATTGCTGTGATGCTCTAGGTTCTACTTATGATGGAAAATATTTAGGATCATTTGGAGAGTTCTCTAGTTGCTCATTTTATCCCGCCCATCACATAACAATGGGAGAAGGGGGCTTTGTCGCATGTAATACTCATAATCAAGAAACAGTAATTAGAAGCTTCAGAGAATGGGGTAGAGGTTGTTATTGTGTTGGTATGAAGGCTGGACTCCACAAGAATGGATCTTGTGGCAACCGTTTCTCTAATTGGCTTCCATCTCTTCCAAATGAAATTTTTGATCATAAATATGTATATGATGAAATTGGTTATAATATGAAACCGATTGAATTACAAGCAGCAATGGGTCTTGAACAATTAAAAAAGCTTCCAGAAATTGCAGAAAAAAGAAAAGCTAATCATAAAAGACTATGTGAAATATTTTTTAAATATGAAGAGTATTTTATTATACCAAAAGCTACAGAAAAAAGCGATCCTAATTGGTTTGCATTTGCTATTACAATTAAAGATAATGCTCCATTTAAAAGAATGGATATAGTTGATTTTTTTGAAAATAATAAAATTCAAACAAGACCTTATTTTGCTGGAAATATTATGTTACAACCAGCTTATGAAGGATTAATGAGTTCAAATGAAATTATTAATAATTTTCCGAATGCAAGAAAAGTTACTACAGATACATTTTTTCTTGGTACAAGCCCAATTATTACTTCTGAACAATTAGATTATATTGAAAAAACTCTAAATAATTTTATAAATCTATAATGAAAAAAGTAGTATATGTAACTGGATGTCTTGGATTTATTGGTTCATACATAACAAGATCCTGCTTAGATAAAGGTTGGTACGTTAAGGGTGTTGATAAAATAACTTATGCGGCGAATAAAACTCTTTTAAAAGAATTTGAACAATATGATAATTTTTCATTTATTAATTGTGACATTAATGATTTAAAATTTCTTTATGAATGCGATTATATAATTAATACAGCAGCAGAAACTCACGTGGGCAACTCAATTGCAAATAGTGATGAATTTATTAAATCTAATATAAATGGAGTTCATAATATCTTAGAACTTATAAAAAACTATAGACAAGAAACAAATAAAAAACCAATATTATTACATTTTAGTACAGACGAAGTATATGGAGATATTGAAAAAGGAAAACATATTGAAACAGATTTATTAAAACCAAGCAACCCATATTCAGCGACTAAAGCTGCTGCTGATATGCTTATTCTTGCGTGGAATAGAACATATGACATTCCATATGTTATTGTTAGGCCAACTAATAACTATGGAATTGGTCAATACGTTGAAAAATTAATTCCTAAAGCATGTAAGTATATTATGCTTGGCAAAAAACTACCACTTCATAATAATGGAACTCCAGTTAGGAATTGGCTACACGCAAAAGATACCGCATCGGCAATTATAAAAATTATAGAAAGCAATTCAAAAAATGAAATATATAATATATGCGGAAACTTTGAACAGAGCAATTATGATACATTTCAAAAAATAATAAATTTATATCCAAATAAAATTATTGATGAAAATATTGATTTATCCTATAACAGGGAAGGGCAAGATTTAAGATACGCTTTAAACGATGAAAAATTAAAACTTCTTGGATGGAAACCTGAAATAGATTTCAATGAAGAAATTCAACATATTGTTGATTATTATAAACAAAAATACATATGGTAACTTTAGAGGAATTAATAGAATTTGAAAAAGATATTGCGGATACATTTGATAATGGACTTATCAAAGCTCCTATTCATTTATATTCAGGTAATGAAAACATAATGATTGATCTTTTTAAAGATATCGATAGCAATAATGATTGGGTCTGTTGCACATGGAGAAATCATTACCAAGCTTTATTAAAAGGAATACCTAAAGAAATTTTAAAACAAAATATTATAAAAGGCAAATCAATGGTAATGACACTACCTGAATATAAATTTATATGCAGTTCTATTGTTGGCGGAATTCCATCTATTGCGACAGGCATTGCTTTATCTATTAAGTTGAAAGGCAAATCAAATAAGGTGTGGTGTTGGGTAGGAGACATGAGCGCAGAAACAGGGGCTTTTCACGAAGCTTATAAATATAGTTTAAATCATGATTTACCTATAACATTTATTGTCGAAGATAATAAAAAATCTGTATGCACACCAACAGCTTCTATATGGGGAAGAGATACGCCTTACTTTCTTAAAGAAGAATATCGTGGTGGTATATTAAGACAAAAAAATCTAATATATTATCAATATGATAATCAAAAATACCCACATGCTGGAGCAGGAAAAAGAGTTCAATTTTAAATTTTTATGAAATATAGCGAAGAGATAAAAAAAGCAATGTCATTGCTTGCTGAACATCCAGATACAATCTTTATTGGCCAAGCTGTTGAATATGAAGGCACAGGTTTATATGACTCATTAAAACATATACCAGATAATAAAAAAATGGAATTTCCTGTTGCAGAATATCTTCAAATGGGAATATCTAATGGTATTGCTATAGAAGGTATGATACCAATATCAACTTATCCAAGATGGAATTTTTTATTAATGGCTACAGATCAAATAGTTAATCATCTTGATAAAATATCATTAATGTCTTTAAGTAAATGCTTACCTAAAGTAATTATTCGGGTGGCAGTTGGTAGTGAAAGACCAGTAGATCCACAAGATCAACATAAAGGAAACTTTTCGCAAGCTTTTAGAGAAATGTGCAAAACAATTGATATAATAGAATTAATTGAGCCAGAAGATATTGTACCCGCTTATGAAAAAGCGCTGCATCGAACTGATGGGAAAAGTACTATTTTGGTTGAATTTGCAGATTTTAGTAAAGAAAAATAAAATGAAGATACTAATAACTGGCAAAACTGGATATTTATCTAAAGCTCTTGTCAAAGAATTTTCAAAAAAGTATGAAATAACTTGCATAGGAAGAGAGGACTTGCAATTAACAGATAGAGATACTGTAAACAATTGGTTCAAAAATAAATATTTTGATGTTGTATTACATACAGCAATTACAGGTGGCAATAGATTAATTCCAGAAGTAGATAGTATATTATTAGATAATTTAAAAATATTTTTTAATTTATTAAATCAAAAAGATAAATATAAAAAATTTATAAACTTTGGTTCAATAGCAGAATGCAATTTATATGAAAGTTTATATGGATTAAGTAAAAATATTATAGCAAAATATATTAAAGATGAAGATCAATTTTATAATTTAAGAATATGTGGATTATTTGATCAAAATGATCTAAATACTAGGTTTATAAAAAATAATATTAAAAATTATATACAAAAAAAAGATATTATTATTCATAATAATAAATATATGGATTTTATTTATATGAAAGATTTAATTAATATCATAAATCATTATATTAATAATGAAGATTTACCTAAAACTATTGATTGTGTTTATAGCAATAAATATTCTTTAGTTGATATTGCAAATTTAATTAATAACTTAAATTCATATAAATGTAAAATTAAACTTGAAAACTTAGATAAGACAGCGGATTATATTGGGAATGGAGATTCGCTTAAAAAGTTAAATTTAAATTTAATTGGACTTCAAGAATCAATTAAGATAACTTATAATTTACTACTAGATGAATATTCTTAAAGAAAAATACATAGGGAAAAAAATAGACCACATGAATATTTTGAATATTGAAGATACTGCCAAAATTATTGATAATAAAAAATCTATTATTGTTACTGGAGTAACTGGCCAAGATGGAAGTCATATGGTAGATTTCTTATTAAAGAATACGGATTATGAAATAGTTGGTTGTGTTCGTAGATTAAGTGTTTATAACCATAAAAATCTTTCTCATATTAATAGTGATAGATTTCATTTAATTAATTTTGATCTTACTGATTGTCATTCAATTTCAAGAGTAATTGAAAAACTTAAACCTGATTATTTTATTAATTTAGCCGCACAAAGCTTTGTTGGAAGTAGTTGGGATTTTGCTCAACAAACATGGGAAACAAATGCAACTTCAGTTTTAAATATTTTAGAGGCTATTAGAAACTATCATCCGACATGTAGATTTTATCAAGCTGGGTCTTCTGAAGAGTTTGGAGATGTTATAACAGTACCACAAAATGAAGATCATCCTCTTCGCCCAAGAAGTCCATATGGAGCATCAAAAGCTGCTGCACGACAGATTGTTAAAGTTTGGAAAGAATCATATGGATTATATGCAGTACAAGGTTGGTTGTTTAATCATGAAGGAACAAGGCGCGGTGTTGAATTTGTAACTAGAAAAATTACTACTAATATTGCTCGTATAAAATTAGCACTAAACAATAATAATGATTTTTATCCACTAGAACTTGGTAATTTGGAAGCAAAAAGAGATTGGAGTGATGCGGAAGATTTTGTAGAAGGTATTTGGCTAATGCTTAATCAAAACGAGCCTAAAGATTATGTTTTATCATCAAACGAAACCCACACAATTCGCGAATTTGTTGAATTAGCTTTTCAAGCCGCAACCATTGAAGGATTTTGGTCTGGTGAAGGTATTTATGAAAAATATATAGAAAAAAATACCAATAAAACATTACTTATTATTAATAAAAATTTTTATAGACCAGCTGAAGTTGAATTACTACTTGGAGACTCAAGTAAAGCTCGTAAAGAACTTGGGTGGAAACCAAAAACATCTTTTAAAGAACTGGTTGACAAAATGGTCAGACATGATATACTTGAGCATGGCCAAGGCTAAGATTAATAAAAAACATATTCTTGCCAAACTTACGCTTATCCCTACAAAGGATAAGCGTTTGTTTTATATGCGCGAAATGAAGTTTTTAAATATTTTATGCGAAAGATACTCATTAGAGTTTATGAATGTATTGACCTTTGATAAAAAGGTGGACTCTTTAGCCTATTTAGTTAGTGAAAAACTAAAGGAAACCTTGGATCAAAAGTTTAGAGCTTTTAATTTTAAGATTGACTATTCTCGTTATGAAGAGTATCATATTGGGGATAAAGTGGGAGAAGACTCCTCTCTTGGAAAGAAGAAAATAACAATTAAACAATTTTTAAATGAGTAAAACTAAAGAAAAAGAAGTGACAAAATCTAGCGATGTTTTGGGTTCGTTTTTAAAACAAAACCAAAGTGATCATTATAATTTTGAAGAAGCTGTTGACTATAAAGTTTCAAGTGGTTCTCTTCAATTAGACCTACATTTGGGTGGGGGTCTTGGACCTGGTTTGCATAGATTTGTCGGCATGAATGAGGGTGGAAAAACATCTGCCGCTCTTTCATTTATGAAGAACTTTTTAGAAAAGGTTCAAAAGGGTAAGGGGTTTTACATTAAGGCTGAAGGTCGTCTTTCTAACGAAATGATGGAAAGATCTGGGATTAAATTTGTTTTTTCAGCAGAAGAATGGCAAGATGGAACGTGTTTTGTATTTGAGAGTAATATCTATGAAACAGTTGTTGATGTAATGCGTCAACTTGTAGCTAAAAATGATGAGGGTAATATTTATTATTTTCTTCTTGATTCTGTTGACGGTCTTATTTCTAAGGGAGATTTGGATAAAAGTTTCGAAGACTCAAACAAGGTTGCTGGTGGTGCGGTAATTGCCGCCAACTTCATGAAGCGTCTTTCTATTGGTTTGGCAAAGCGTGGTCATATGGCAGTATTTATTAGTCAAGTTAGAGCCGATATTAAACTTGATCCATATTCTAAAGCGCCAGTTCGTCAAACTACTGCTACAGGTGGTAACGCACTTCTTCACTTTGCTAATTGGATTTTGGAATTTGAACCTCGCTACAAGGGAGATCTAATTCTTCAGAATCCAGCGGATAGTAAAATAGATGTCAATAGTAATCCAATCATTGGGCATTTTGCTAAAGTTACTGTTAAGAAATCTCCAATTGAAAAAACTAATTTAACTATTGCATATCCAATTAGGTATGGAAGAACAAATGGTAATTCCATATGGATTGAAAAAGAAATTGTAGACATGCTTTATGTTTGGGAGTTCATTAGCAAAAAAATGTCATGGATTTCTGTAACAGAAGAGTTTAAAGAACTGCTCGCGGAAAACGGTTTAGAACTCCCCGAAAAGATTCAGGGTAATGACAACCTGTTTAAAACAATCGAAGAAAACAAAGAACTTTTATCTTTCTTAATCTCTTATTTCAAGAAGACAATTAATAATGAAATTTAAAACTATATCTGGTTCTGAAACAACTTTAAAAAATGCTAAAAAATATTTAATCAACTGGAAGAAGCCAAGTAGAAGCAAGTTTCAAACATCTGTTAAAAACTTTTTAAATCCTTATTGGTTTAATGATATTGTATTTGAAGAATTTAAAATAGTTGGTACTAGACTATCTTTTGACTTTTATAATGCAAATAAAAATATTGCTATAGAAGTCCAGGGTGCGCAGCATACTAAATATGTAAAATTCTTTCATGGAAGCCGCCTTAATTATTTAGATCAACTACGTCGAGATGAAAAAAAATTGAAATTTTGTGACACAAACGATATAAAGTTAATAGAAATTTATCCAAACGATATAATTGATGAAAAATTATTCGAATCTTTTGGAGTTATACTGTAAAGATATAAAAATATGTCAGAAATAGATCCAGACTCTCTTCCACAATTTAAAATACCTAATAATATTATTAACCAACTATTTGAATTAACAGGTGGCGCTGAGAAATTTAAAGGTTTAATATTTGCTTGTGCCACAGAAGATGGCAATCCTTTGATTTATACTAAATACGATAGCCAAATGACGGAGCTTGCTCTGCGTAAGGCGGTTGAGTGCTATTTACAAAATTTAGATGAACAGGAGTATTTAAATTCTGATGAAGACTTTGATTGACAAACTATTCTATCTATGATAATCTATCGTAGATGATTTATAATTACGAGTTAGAAAAACAATTACTTGCCGCTCTTATTAAAGAGCCAGAAAGCTATTCTGAAGTAGCTAATTTTATAAGCTCAAAAGATTTTTATTCTGAAGATAGCAATCTTCATGGAACCATTTTTACAATTATAAAACAATCAATTGATTCTAGCGAAGAGATTGATGAGGTTATTATTGCTCAAAGAGTTAACTCTTTAGGTTTATCATTTGAAGATCGCGTAAACCCATCTGATTATATTAGATCTTTGGCGATGAGAAAAGTTCCCAAGGGGAATTTAATTAAAACAGCTAAAGAGCTAAAGAAATTTACTGTTAGGCGAGAAATATTTGAATCTGCCCAAGAAATCGCAAAGCGAATGAAGGGGATTGGTTCTGAATGTTCGTATACTGATATTATTGAGTCTGCAGATTCGGCATATAATTCAAAAATTAATCTATATGAAATCGGCAATGACTTGCCAGAAAACATATATGATGAAATGGAATTTATTGTTGAAGATCGTGGCAATAACCCTGTTGTCGAATTTGGAATGATGGGGCCGCATAAGAAGGTTAATGAAATTTATGGTTCCCTTTTGAGGCCAGGTAATATTACTGTTGTTGTTGCTAGATCTGGTGTCGGTAAAACTCAGTTTTGTATGGATTATAGCACAAAAGTGGCAATTAAGTATGGTATACCAGTCCTTCACTTTGACAATGGTGAAATGAGCAAAGAAGAGCTTGTTATGCGTCAATGTGCAGCCTTATCTGGCGTTCCAATGCATTTGATTGAGACAGGTGAGTGGAGACGTGCTGGAAAAGAAATCGTTGATCGTATTAGAGCAGTTTGGCCTAAGATCAAAGAGATGAAATTCTATTACTATAATGTCGGCGGGATGGATGTTGACTCTATGATTAAAACCCTAAAGAGATTTTATTATGGTAAGGTTGGCAGAGGCAATCAAATGATTTTCTCTTTTGACTATATTAAAACTACATCAGAATCTGGCGGCGGCAAAAATGAATGGCAAGTTGTTGGAGAAATGGTGGATAAGTTTAAAAAATGTGTCCAAAAGGAGATCTTGCATGAAGGCAATCCAATCATACCAATGATCACTTCTGTTCAATCTAATCGAAGTGGTATTACCAATAATCGCAACTCACAAAATGTTATCGATGATGAAAGTGTCGTTTCCCTTTCTGACAGGATTACCCAGTTCTGTTCTCACATGTTTATTTTGAGAAATAAAACAGCTGATGAAATTGAAACAGAAGGTAGATCATTTGGCACTCATAAGTTAATTAATGTTAAAGCTCGACACCTTGGTAAAGATATTGCTGGTGCTGTCGAACCAATTAGAATTGGAGACGCACTAAGAAAGAACTTTATTAATTTAGATTTCAAAAATTTCGCAATTACTGAAAAGGGAGATCTTAGAGATATTGCTAGATTTATGGATGGAAATGCAGAACTAGAAGAAGACGAAGATGATGACCTCCCAGACTTCAATTGATCCAACACAAATACAAACTACACTAGAGGGTATTGGTTATAAACTTATAGACTTTGGAAACCATTGGAGAACAAATGCTCTATACCGTGGTGGAGATAACCAAACATCAGTTCGTATTTATAAAAATACTGGCGTATGGACTGATTTTGTCAATGGCTCAAAATCTCTACCTTTTGAAAAATTATTACAACTATCATTAAATTCAGATCCTAAAAAACTAAAAGACATACTTAACTCTTTAAAAAAATCTGATGAATTTTTTTACACACCAAAAGAAACAATAGAAATGGAAGAAATATACCCAGAATCAATGTTAGAAAAGCTTTTCCCAAATTATCTTTTTTATACTAAAAAAGGATACAACGAAGAAACTTTAAAATTTTATAAAACTGGGCTTGCTGGTGCTGGTAAGATGTATCGGCGTATGGTTTTCCCTATTTACAATGAACATGGTCAAATTATAGGATTTAGTGGTCGTAAAATTGATGATGACGCAGAACACCTTCCAAAGTGGAAGCATCTTGGCAAAAGAAGAAATTGGGTGTATCCAGCAATGATTCCTCAAGAAGATTCAATTGATTCAATCATTAGAGAAAAAGAAGAGGTTGTGTTAGTTGAAAGTATTGGAGATAGCATGGCACTTTATGAAAGTGGAATTAAAAATAATCTTGTAACTTTTGGAATTGGTTGCAGCCCCGCTATTATCAATTATTTAAATTCATTTCCAGTAAAGAAAATTATTATCGCTACTAATAATGATTTTCAATCGGCGGCAAATCATGGATATAATGGTGCTGTTAAAATTTTAATGTCTTTGCGCAAGTATTTTGATTTTGATATGCTTGAGATTCGACTCCCACCAGAACCATTTAATGATTTTTCTGATGCGTACCAAAATGGATTTAATCTTAAAAATTGGTATAATCAAACTACAGATAAAGACCAGTACATTGACAATTTAAAAAGTTATGTTAAAAGATATCTTAACTTTTTTAGTCAAAAGGATGTCGCAGGTTTAATTAAAATACTAGAACATCATGAGTGAACCTAAGACACCGCTTTCAGCAAGTAGAATTAAAACAGTACAATCATGTAGTTGGTTATACTGGGCTAAGTACAAGTTAGCTTTGCCAGATGCATCAAATGATGGTGCTAAAAGAGGTTCTATTTGTCACTTAATTTTTGAACTGCTTGGTGAAAAAAATCGTAAAAGCATTTATCAATCTTTGTTAAAAAAGAAAGATGTTTTTTCTCATAAAGGGATTAAGCGTTTAATTTTGAAACACGCAAAAAAATTACAGGTTGATGATGAAGAAAATATTGAGCTAATTAAAGATATGATTCTCAATGGTTTAAATTATGATTTTTATGGAGAAAGCCATGCTAAACCAACTGAAGCTTTATCTGAAAAAGATTTCGAAATTACTATTAATGATGAAGATCGTGATGTGAGATATAAAATTAAAGGCTTCATTGATAAACTTTTTTTATATAAAAAAGATAAATATGCTCTCATAAGAGACTTTAAAACTAGTAAAAAGAAATTTGTTGGCAAAGAAATCACTGATAATTTGCAAGATTATATGTATAGTCTCGCAGTCAAACATTTATATCCAGAATATAAAAAACGCGAAAGCGAATTTTTATTTCTTAAATTTAATCTTGATAAAGATTTATTAGAGAAATCTGATGGCGCTATCCGTATGGAATCAATTAGCGATGATGATATTGAAGGTTTTGAATATCAACTAACAGCAATTCAAGATTACATTGATAATTTTTCTGAAAATGATGCAATGGGTAATTTTGCAGCAAGTCAACCATATCCAACTGATAAATCATTTAGCGGACCATTGCAATGTGGATTTGCAAAAGAAAAAGGTCAGTTAAAAGTTGATGGAACATTAATGTGGAGTTGTCCATTTAAATGGGGATTTGATTATTATGTTGTTTTAAATCAAGAAAATCAGTTCATTAAGTCATATAGTGAAGAAGAATTTTCAGAATCTCTTGTTCCAGAGGGGTTCTCTTTTGAAAAAAGATCATATGCAGGTTGCCCAAAACATCAAAAAAGATATTGACCTTGGTATTTACATATATTATACTATGATGTATGATACCACTTTTTAAGTCTACTTTTTCAATTGGTAAAAGCATTCTAACTTTAGATGACCCAATTGATCAAAAAGATGATGGGCCAGATAGTATTTTTTCTATCGCCTTAGAAAATAATCTTAAACAAATTGTATTAGTTGAAGATTCCATGGTGGGTTTTCTTGAGGCATTCAAGAAATGCGTGAGTAATGATTTACAACTTGTTTTTGGATATAGATTTACTTGTTGTAATTGTTTTGAGAATAATGATTCTTGTCATAAGTTGATTGCATTTGCAAAAAATGATGATGGTTGTAAAGATTTGAATAAATTTTATAGCGCAATTAATACTCGTTTTGGTGGAAGAATTGATGCAGAAAATCTGCAGAATCTATGGACAGATAATTTGCTATTAGCAATACCATTTTACGATTCATTTATTTTTAACAATCAACTACAGCTTGGAAACTGTATACCAAATTTTGGTTCTATTAAACCCATTTTCTTTATTGAAAGAAATAATCTACCATTTGATCATGTTATAGAAAAAGCTATTTTGGCTTTTACGGATGATGGTAATAAATATCAAACTAAACTTGTAAAATCTATTTATTATAAGGATAAGTGTGATGTTGAAGCTTTACAAACTTATAAAATTCTTTGCAATCGTTCGTTTGGAAGGCAAGCGACACTGTCATCTCCAAATTTAAATCATTTTGGCAGTGATGAATTTTGTTGGGAATCATTTAAAGAATATGGAATAATTTCACACCTTTAGTTTCTAAATGTAATAATTTTTATGAAATATAAAATTCTTCAAGAATATGAAATAAAAAACTTATTAAAAGATTATTATGAAAATAAATTTACAATTAAAAAATGTATTGAAAAATATGGAAGTTCAAAAAGCACTATTATAAAACTTTTAAAAACTAGAGGAAGTGGTGGCAGATCAAGAGTAGAGTATAATAATAATAAATACTTTTGCAATGAATGCTTTTTTGAAAAGATTGATTCTCATGAAAAAGCTTATTGGTTTGGATTTATTTGTGCTGATGGTAATATTTATAATAATAAATTACAAATAGGTCTTCATCAAAAAGATAGTGATCACCTTATTCGTTTTTGTGAAAGATTATCTTATAACGGACCATTATATAAAGATAGAGAAAATACTATAAAATTGATTATTAGTAGAAAAAAAATTGTACAAGATTTAAAAAAAATTGGTCTTGTTGAAAATAAAACTCACTTAATCGATGAAACGGTTTTTAATAAAATTCCAAATGAATATTTAAAATCCGCAATTTTAGGATATATAGATGGTGATGGCAGTTTTCATATTCGAAAAACTGGTATTGTTTTTAGCATAGTTGGCAATGAATCTTTTCTATTTTTTTTAAAAAATTATTTTTCTAATTTTAATTTATTTTTATCTGAGCCAAAAAAAGATAAAAGAACTAGTTTTACTTATTACTCTAATTTATTCATTAATGAAAAAAGACTTGAGTCTTTCTTAAATAGCATATATAAAGAAGGCAGCCAAGATTTTTTAGTAAGAAAAAGAGAAAAAATAAAAATATGAAAGAGCAGCTTTTAAGATTTCGAAAAACTCAAAAATATCTTATTTTTGACACAGAAACAGAATCCCTCAATCTTATCAATTCAAGACCTTGGCAGGTTGCTTGGATTACTGCTGAAGGTAAAAATATTAAATCAAAAAATGATAGATTTATCAAATGGGGTAACTTACAGGTATCTGAAGGTGCTGCTAGAATAACAGGATTCTCAGAAAGAATTTATGAAGATCGTGCGGAAGATCCCAAAAAGATTTGGAGCGAGTTCTCTAAATATCTTTATGATCCAGAGTATTTAATCATTGGGCAGAATCTTCTTGGTTTTGATGTTTATATGATTAATATTTGGAGAAAGTTGATAGGCTTAGAAAGCGATTACTCCTATGTTGATAGGATAATTGATACAAAATCTTTAGCCACAGCAATCTTTAAGAACATTCTTCATGATGATCAAAATCCAGTTTCCTGGCAATATAAACTTTTAAACCATAAGGAGAAGGGTCTTAAAACATCACAAGGAACTTTATTAAAACATTATAATATTCCTCACGATCCTAAAAAGTTACATGATGCCCTCTATGATATTGAAATGAATTTTCAAATCTTCCAAAAACAAATTTACGATATTGAGATATGAATAATTTAATCGAACCTTATAAAACACCATGCCCAGTTGGAGTTAAACTTCCAAAAATTCATATTGAAAAAAAACACTATGATATTCTAGGATGCTCTCCAGATACAAGTAATTTTAACTTTTTAAGAAAGCTTTGTTTTAAAGGTGTTCAAGAAAGGGGAATTGATCAGTTCTCAAACAAGCAAGTCTACTATGATAGACTATCAATGGAGCTTTCTGTTCTCAATGATCTTGGATTTATTGATTATATTTTATTGAATTGGGATATTTTAAATTTTTGTCATGAAACAGGTATCCCAACTGGTGCTGGACGTGGTTCTGCCGCAGGGTCTTTGGTATTATATGTTGTCGGAGTAACAAACATTGATCCAATTAAGTACGATTTGTTCTTTGAAAGATTTGTTTCCAAAAGTCGTGCTAGAAAAATTGAACACAACGGCGAAACGTTTCTTGATGGCTCTCTTTTAGCTGATGTTGATAATGATATTAGTTATGATCGCCGCCAAGAAGTTATCGATTATATTAACCGCAAGTATCAAGGCAGAACTTCAAAAATTCTCACCCTAAATACTCTTAGTAGTAAACTTTGCATTAAGGAATGTGGCAAAATTGTTGGTGAGATGTCTGAGTCATCCGTTAACGAAATTAGCGATATGATCCCCAAAAAATTCGGTAAAGTTTTTAAACTTGAGCAAGCCTATTCAGAAAACGAGGGCTTTAAAGCATTTGCTAATAAAAATAAAAAAATCTATCGCATTGCTAAAAAAATTGAAGGTTTGGCTAAAAATACTGGTGTTCACCCTTCTGGAATTGCAATTAGTTTTTATGAACTAGACGAAATCATGCCAGTTCAAAATACTGGTGAAGATGCTATAGTTTCTGGTTACGATATGAACAACGTGGCAGAATTGACAGTTAAGTTTGATATTCTTGGACTACGCACTCTTTCTGTTATTCATGATGTTTGCTCTCGTCTTGGAATTAAAGTAAACGATATTGATTGTGATCATGAATCAATTTATGCCGCACTCCAAACGCTACAAGCTCCACAGGGACTGTTCCAAATTGAAGCTGATACCAACTTTAGAGTATGTCAAAAAATATCTCCCAAAAACCTTGAGCAGTTGTCTGCCGTTGTCGCCATCGCAAGACCTGGGGCTTTAGACTTCATGGATAGGTATGCAGATTATGCTAGAAATGGTCAGTTCCAATCCGTACACCCTTTCTTTGATGATGTATTGAGTTATACTGGCGGCATTCCACTCTATCAAGAGCAGTTGATGAAAATGGCTGTAAAGGTTGGGTTTAGTCTTGATGAGTCTGAACAACTAAGGCGTATCGTCGGTAAGAAGAAGGTAGATCAGATGGGGGCATGGAAGCAAAAGATTGAAGATAAGATTAAAGAAAACAATCTTGATTCTGCAGTTGGAGATGTTCTTTGGAAAGTAGCTGAAGACTCAGCTAATTATTCCTTCAACAAGTCTCATAGTATTTCTTATGCTTATCTAGCGGCAATTACTATTTATCTTAAATTTAATTACCCACAACAATTCTTTTTGAGCTTATTGAAATATGCTCAGTTTGAACCAAATCCACATGAGGAAATTAACAAAATAGTTCAAGAGTTGCCATATTTTAATATTCAACTTTTACCACCAGATCTAGCCAAGTCAGATATCGATTTTAAAATTGAAGAAGAAAATATTAGATATGGTCTTAATTCAATCAAAGGAGTTTCTACAAAAGTTCTTGAATCATTGCTTGAGTTTAGAGAGCAGAGTTTCTCTAACAAATATGAAGTATTTCTTGCGGCTAAACAAGTGAGTTTAAACATTGGTGTTCTATCAGCATTGATACAAGCTGGAGTTCTTGACTCGTTTGTATCTAAAGATCGTTGTAGATTGGTGCTAGAGGCTCAAACATTTAATATTTTAACTGATAGAGAAAAGCGTAATATTGTAGCTTTGGGGGAGAAATATAATTTTGATGTATTAAAAACAATTGCTGATTGCTCAAAAGAACAGTTAATGGGCGATGACAACAAAAGAATACTCTCTGAAAAGAGATTTAACACATTTAAAACAAAGTATCAACCATACAAAGAAATTTATGAAAAAAATCATAAACATCTAAAGTTTGCTAATTGGTTTTTTGAAACTAAGTTATTGGGTTATAGCTATTCTCATAACGTCAGAGAGGTATTTAAAAGTGAGATCGAAGGAAGTTTGATTTCGTCTAATGAAGTATCAAGTCTTGAAGAGAATCAAACAGTTAGATTTGTTGGTACAGTTTCTGATATCATGACTAGAACTAGCGCTAATGGTAACAAGTATGCTAGAATGGATATTTTTGATGATCTTGGTAAGTTAACCGTCCTATTAATGGATTCAGAACGAGAAGGTAGATTGACAAATTATCTTAACTCTGGTAAGGTCTTGCCTAAGAAGGATTCAATTGTAATCATCTCTGGGAAGAAAAATAGAGACATTGTTTTTGCCGAAAAACTTTCTTTACTTGAGGAAAAGATTTACATGAAGCTTTCAGAAATTAAATAACTAATTGTGTAAAAATATATGATGGAAATCGACAGTTTTAACTTGACACCAAAAGCTAAATTAGCTCTTAAAGATGCTAAGGAATTTGCAAATCGTAATAGCCATTCTTTAATTAATAATTGCCATGTTTTATATGGTTGTTGGAAGAATATAAACTCTTCTTTTATTAATTTTGCTGGGGCAATGGGTGTTGAATTAGAGTTAGAGAAGTTGTCTGAAATTATTTTAAAGTTTTCTAAAAAACATTCTTTATTATTCACCTCTAGTTCTCATAATGATATTTGGGATACCAATATTCAAACAGCTGTTAAAAAAGCAAAACAATTTGCAGACGATCATGAAAATTTTTACGTTGGTATTGAGCATCTTTTATTTGGAGTTTTAGAATGTAATGAAAAGTTTTTAGAGTTTTTGTTAAAAAATGATATCGATTATGAACATCTAAAAGAAATCATTCATGAATTTATTATTGGTAAAGACGCTGAACCAGTAACCACTAATAAAGAAGTTCAAGAAAAAAAACCAAAAGCGAAAGCTATTGATGCTTATTGCGTTCTTTTAAATGATTTAGTTAAAAGAGAGGATTATCAACAGATCTCTGGAAGAGATAAGGAAATTGAAACATTAACTGAAATTATTTGTCGCAAAACTAAAAGCAACTGTCTTCTTTTGGGTGAGCCTGGTACTGGCAAAACAGCCATTGTCGAAGGATTAGCTCAAAAAATTAACAATAATGAATGCTCTGAAATCCTTGCCAATAAAAAGATTTATTCATTAGATCTTGGTTTAATGATTGCTGGTACAAAATATAGAGGGCAATTTGAAGAAAGATTTAGTAATTTCCTAGAAGAAGTTAGGGAATTAAAGGATGTGATCATTTTTATTGATGAAATTCATGTAATGATTGGTGCTGGTAGTTCAGAGGGGTCAATGGATGTTGCTAATATGCTTAAACCAGCATTAGCGCGTGGAGATATCCGCTGCATTGGTGCAACCACTTATTCTGAATATAAAAAGTTTTTTGAAAAAGATGGGGCTTTGTCAAGACGATTTGATATTGTTAAAGTTAACGAACCAAATAAATCTCAAGTTTTTGAGATGGTCAAGGCATCAATTAGTTCATTTGAGTCATATCATAATGTTGAATACTCTGACGAATTGATTAGTTTAACTATTGATCTATGTGGCAAATATCTACCGAATAAAAGATTTCCAGATAAAGCCTTTGATATCATTGATCAAACATGCTCAAAAGTTAAAATTAAAAAAATTAAACGCCCCCTAAAAGCATTAAAAGTTGAAGATAAACTTAAATTATTTCTTGATTCAGAGGAGGAGGATTTCTCACAAGAGAATCAAATTAGATGCGCTTTGTTAATGGATGAATATACTACAATTATGCAAAATTGGATGTATAAAATTGCAAAAACAAAATTTAAAATAACTGAAAACGATGTTTATGAAGTGATTGCAAATAAAAGCAATGTCAATGTTGATACAATTAAAGAATCAGCGAATAATACGTTTGCTTTATTTAAAGATAACTTAAAATCAAAAATATTTGGTCAATCAGAAAATATTGATAAAATTTATAACACCTTAGCTTGCGCTAAAGCTGGATTTAGTAAACCAAATAGGCCAATTGCTAGTTTCTTTTTTGTCGGGCCAACAAGTGTCGGCAAAACATTTGCAGCAAAAAATATCGCAAAAGAATTCTTTGGCAATGAATCTAGTATTCTGCAAATTAACATGAGCGAATATCAGGAAAAAAACTCAATATCAAAACTTATTGGCACAAGTGCTGGCTATGTTGGGTTTGAAGAAGGTGGTCTTTTAACTGAATTTGTTCGTCATAATCCAAATAGTGTTATTTTATTCGATGAGGCTGAGAAATGTGATAGAAGCATCTTGGATTTGTTACTTCAGATTCTTGATGAAGGTTGTATTAATGACAATCTTAATCGTAAAATTGACTTTACTAGTTCTATTATTGTCCTCACTAGTAACATTGGCGTTAAAGACTTTGAATCAAAATCAATGGGCTTTATTCAAGAAGAAATCAGCCACCAAGATTCTTATAAAAACTCTGTAAAAAAACAACTAAAACCAGAACTTGTCGCAAGAATTGACGAGATTATAGTTTTTAATGCCCTTAAATCTGAACAGTTTATTGGTATTGTAAATGACAGAATTCAACAAATTAAAAATAATTTAAACTCTAGAAACATTAAATTGACCATCTCTAAAGATTTGATTCAATTTATTACGAGTAAGATTGGTGATGACTTTAATGCTAGGTCTTTAAATTCAATTATTCGGTCAGAAATTGAAGTCCCAATTGCAGATTTAATGATTAAAAATTCAGATTTAAAGAAAATTTCTGCAAAAATTATTGACAAATCAATTAAGATATGGTAAGATTATTTCACAATATGAGTACTACTAATCAAAACAAGATTGTCAAGGCTATGCGTAATAGTCGCGGTCGTTTCTTCGGCCTTACTACTAAGACTGGTGACAGCATCAACGCTCAGTTTGTTTCTGAGTCTCCAAGCTATGTTACCATCTATGACAGAAATCGTTATAGTCATCGTAAGCTTGCTAAGAGCAGTTTGACTGGACTTTCCATGGGAGCAGTTCAAGTCTAATATAAATAACAAAAAAAACAGAAAACCCCAGTCGAAAGACTGGGGTTTTTTGTTAGCTTATTTTTCTAGCTTTTAAATAAGAGCCTCCTCTTCACTATCAAACCAATACCATCTATCTACTGGATATTTATATTAATCTTTATCTTGTAATACTAATATAATAGGAGTCTATATAAAGGTTGGGGTTTAATCAAGGGTTATTGGTAGTGTTAAGAGATGAATCCAGCATTTACGGCGTAAGTTCCACCAACAATTGTGACAAATGATGAATTAACCGCTTTGTTTGAACTAGCAAATGAACACAATACGGATCTTGCACTTGCCGCTGAAATTGAATTAGTCGCGTTAGTATAAAAGAATGGATCACCAATAAGGCGAACGAACTTATTAGTTCCCGTTGTTGTGGTGAAGTTAATACACGGATTTGTTGAATACGTCATGGCCCTACCGCCTTTGATTACCAACGCATTTGCGATGGAATCATTTCCATATTCCAACGAGAAGAACGTGCAGTTATTGCTGTTATCTAGCAATGTTTCGTATTTCGCTCCAACCGTACCACCAACAATCTGAAAACATTTAGTGCCGTAACATGCGATTGTCCAGCAGTCGCAAGACATCTGCGCCTGTGATCCAGAAGTTGGGAAAAATGCAAATCGCGAGCAATAGGTAAACTTTACAGCGTAGTGTAGGTTGCTGCTTGTACCAGCGCAGCTAATTATGGTTGATGCCAGCGCGTAAACAGTTTCAGCATTTACAACTAGAACTCCAGACGACACATCAAAAATTGTCGCAGCATTCAGTGGTGACGTTGTGGTGTTTATGGTGGCGCACTCAACTGAGCACAGTTGTGTTTGCAAGCCGCCTCCAGTTTGATACCAAAATATGGTTGTGCTTCCTGTTATGATAAACTGACCGCCTCCGCTAATTGATTTGGATTCGTTTGCGTTTAGATAAAATACAGGACCACTAGCAGTAACGCTACACGTAACAACGGCTCCCTCTTCAAAATGCAGGTAGCCCTTGCCATTAAGGCTGATTGTGCTAGTGATTGTATAACTACCAGCGCGAACACGGACCGTGTCACCGCTTACTGATGCAGCCATAGCTGCGCCAATAGTGGCAAACGGCACGGAAATACTGTACTGGCTTAACGATCCTCTTGTATCTGTTCCATTTGTGTCAACGTAGATTGTCCTACTTGTTAATAAAGAGCTGATATATCCAGATGGATTAGAATTTGGATAAAATTGTCCTGTTTGACTAGTTAAAACATAATTTCCTGTCGCATTGTTTAGCGTAGAAATTTGTGTTTGAAGATTACCGCTAACCCCAGTTACATAACCAGTGGCGGCATAACCGCTTGGATTGGTTGTTGGATAAAAAGCTCCCGTTTGACTTGTAGTGATAAATCCTGACGGATTAGAATTTAAATAAATACCAGTGTTATTTACTGTTGGTAGTGATGTGAAATTTTTAATACCAGAAATGTCTTGATTTCCAGTTGTATAAACTAAAGTTGTTGGTAGCTGTGCAGCTTCACCATTTAACATCACTCCAGTTCCATTAACAGTTGGACGGCTTTTAAAGTTTTTGATACCAGTTATTGTTTGATCATAAAGAGCATTAACGGCTTCACTAGCTTTTAAGACACCTAATTGATCATATCTTATTTCTGTTTCAGTATAATTATATACTTGTAATGGAGTATTAGTAGCAGGTTTCCATAAAAAAAAGCTTGCACTAGTTAATGGTTTAATGCTAATTAAAGTACTTGGTGGAGAATCACCATATACAACACTCCAGGAACTACTTCCTACATTATGAATTTTTATTGTGGGTGTTAATATTTGTAAGTCTCCCGTTGAAAAGAAAACGGATTCGCTAAAACTATTAACAATAAATTCCGATTTACTATATGGATTTAAACTATAAAATAAATTTTTAATATCTTGGCTATAACCAGTTATACTTGGAATATAATTTCTATTATCAATTATGCAATTAAATCCACTAACTTGTGGTATCGAAGTAAATGTTTTTTGCCCAGAAATTGTTTGATTTCTTGTTGTAGTAACAAAATCTGTTACAAAAATTGAACCACTGATTTTGGGTATTGAATCAAAAACAAAGTCACCAATAAATTCACCAGAATGATATTTATTATCGCCACTTAATCCAAAATAATTTCCACTAGAATTTGATCCAAAATAATTTCCACTAGAATTTGATCCAAAATTATTTTCACTTGAGTTTAATCCAAAATTATTTAAACCAGTTGTTTCAATACTAACACTGTCTCCAGTAAATAAATTAGATCCACTAAAAATTTTATCTCCAAGAATTAATTGATCACCAAATGTATTTACTACATTTCCATTATTTTCTGATATATATACATTATCAGCAATTAAATCACGTACTCTAAAGTTATTAGCCATTATTAATAATATAAGTTATTTTAATTTTTATTCAAGACTTCCATAGCTTCTTCTTCACTATCAAACCAATACCATCCATGAACAGGATAGTCATATTGATCTTTATTTTGTGCTACTAAAAAAATATCTGGACCTTCTACCCAATTAGGGGCGTATAGTATTTGATCATCTTCTTGTTTTTTATAGAATCCTGCTGTCATAAATTTATCCTGTTACTAGCCATCCTTTAAGGAAAGCG